CAGACTTAACTAAAGAACAACTTCAAGAAAAAATCGAAAACGTAAAACGTGATATTGCAAAACATAACGGCTCGGCAGAGCCGCGTATGTTAAACGGACTTCATGATTATGTAGAATACTTAGAAGAAGAATTGAAAAACTTGACAAACAAAGCGTAGTGTTGTATAATACACGCTTACAAACAGGAATTATATATGAGCTTTAATAAAACAAAAACAGATCCAGAATTAGGGTTAGCAATACATAAACATTTAGTAAGTTTAGGTGTAGAAACTCCGGTAACTGAAAAGCTGTTAACAACATCAGAAAAAATTAACATTATTCAAGATAAATTTTATGATATCATGGTAACATTAGGACTAGACTTAACAGATGACAGTTTAGTAGACACGCCTAAACGTGTTGCAAAAATGTTCGTTAACGAAATATTTTGGGGGTTAGATTATGAAGCATTTCCAAAATGTACTACTATTCAAAATAAAATGGGCTACAATGAAATGTTAATTGAACGCAACATTAGCGTACAAAGTAACTGCGAACATCACTTTGTAGTAATTGACGGTCTAGCAACAGTTGGTTATATTCCAAAAGATGTTGTACTTGGACTAAGCAAAATTAATCGCGTTGTTGAATACTTTGCAAAACGTCCGCAAGTACAAGAAAGATTAACAGAACAAGTATTCCACGCATTGGAATATATTTTAGATACTGATAATATTGCAGTAGTCATTGATGCACAACATTATTGTGTAAAATCGCGCGGCGTAGAAGATACTGGCAGTTCTACTGTTACTAGTAAGTTAGGCGGCGCATTTAAAAACGATCCAACTACTCGTGCAGAATTTATGAGTATTGTTAACAAGTAAGGAGATTTATGAAAGATTTAAAACCACAAATTCCAGCAGACGGTATTATGAAAACAAGTGACTGGGGTTCTAGTAAAATGTACGTAATTCACTGTTCATGCGGAAACGACGACGATAACATCGAATTTATGGTCGAAGCAGATGAATTTAATGTTACTGTATCTACATTTACTACGCAAAAAACTGCATATTGGGATTATCCATTCGATGTATCGAACACATACAAAATTAAAAATTCTTTTGTAAGTAGTGTTGCGTATACAACGTTGAGTATTCTTAATGGTTTACATCATCGTATTAAGCTAACATGGAATTTGTGGTTTGATGGGTATCTTACATATCAGCAATCAACGTTAATGTCCGAACAACAAACATTAAACTACGCAGAAACATTAAAGGCTGCGATAAAAGATTGCCAAGCATTTCGTAAACAGGAAAAAGAATGTCATTAAAAGTATCAGAAATATTTTACTCATTACAAGGTGAAGGGCGCTTTATGGGCGTCCCGTCCATCTTCTTACGTACATTTGGTTGCAACTTGAAATGTCAAGGTTTTGGCATGCCTAAAGGCGAACGCAGTGTACAAGCCGATGCTATTGCTAATAACGGTATTCAATATCATTCATATGATGAATTACCATTAGTAACTACTGGCTGTGATAGTTATGCAAGTTGGCATCCAAAGTTTAAACATTTAAGTCCGGCTATGTCAATAGATGAAATTGCAGCTAAAATGGTTGATTTATTACCTAATAAAAGATGGGGCAATGTACACTTAGTAATTACAGGCGGTGAACCATTACTTCCAGGATGGCAACAGATATATCCAGAATTATTAAGACATCCATTATTAGCAGATTTAAAACACATTACATATGAAACTAATGGTACACAAGAATTATCGCAAGACTTTGAAAATTACTTATATATGGAACGCCGTTATCAAACTACGTTTTCAGTTAGTCCTAAACTAAGTGTAAGTGGCGAACCTAGAGAAAAGGCAATACGTCCCGAGATAGTAACTGAATATCAATTTTCAGGCCATAGTTCATTTTTAAAATTTGTAGTAGCATCTGAAGAAGATGTAACAGAAGCACTTGAAGTAATGCAACTGTATAAAGACAAAGGATTTAGAGGTGATATTTATTTAATGCCAGTAGGCGGAGTAACCGACGTATACAATCTTAATAACCGACGTGTAGCAGAACTTGCGTTACAACACGGATTAAGATACAGTGATAGATTACATTTACCATTATTTGGCAACAGTTGGGGAACATAATGTTTGGAAATTTTATAAAAAAAGTATTTAGTGGTGAGAATGCAGAACTAAAGCATCAACAAGAAGTTCAGGCTGCAATCAAAGCTAAACAAAAAGCAAAAGTTAAGCCAAAAGCTACCGCTAAACCAAAAGTTGAAAAAGCACAATTAACCGACAAAGAAAAAGCTACACTAAAAAAAGAACCATGGGTCGATGTAATTGGATTTAAAGTTAATCCAAATAACATTAGAAATGGTTTCTTTGAAATTGACTGGAATGATTTATGGATTGACAAATTAAAACAAGAAGGTTACGGTTTTGATGGTGATCCAGAAGAAGAAATTGTAGGGCGTTGGTACAGAGATATTTGTATGAATGCTGCAGCCGCTGAAGGTATTGATGTATCAGATCAAGACTTTGGTTTCCTTAACGTACAACGAGCAACGGGTAACAAATGACATTTATTTTAGTTGATACATCAAACTTATTTTATCGCGCTAGACATTCTGTGCAAGGCAATGCTGATTTAAAACTCGGTATGGCATTGCACATCACATTTAATAGTGTTAAGAAAGCATGGCAAGACTTTGATGGTAAACACGTAGTATTCTGTTTAGAAGGTCGTAGCTGGCGTAAAGACTATTACGAGCCGTATAAGAAAAACCGTGCAGTAACACGCGCTGCGATGACAGTAAGAGAACAAGAAGAAGATAAACTCTTTTGGGAAGCTTATGGTGATTTTACAGATTTCCTTAATGAAAAGACTAATTGTACAGTACTACAACACTCAAGACTTGAAGCTGATGATTTAATTGCTGGGTTTATTCAGATGCATCCAGAAGATAAACATATTATTGTTAGTACCGATACAGATTTTCATCAGTTAATTAGCGAATCTGTTAGTCAATATAACGGTGTAGCAGATCAACATGTTACTCATACTGGTTTTTATGACGCTAAAGGTAGACCTGTAATTGATAAGAAGACAGGAGAACACAAAGTCCCATTTGACCCAGAATGGATACTATTTGAAAAATGCATTCGTGGTGATACTAGTGATAACGTGTTTTCGGCATACCCAGGTGCAAGAACTAAAGGTACTTCAAAGAAAATAGGACTAACTGAAGCTTTTGAGGATCGTAATACAAAAGGGTATGCATGGAATAACTTTTTATTACAAAAATGGACTGACCATAACGGTGTAGAACACAGAGTATTAGACGACTACGAACGTAATCGCACATTAATTGACTTAACACGTCAACCAGACGATGTACGTGAGTTAATCACTGAAACTATTAACACTAATTCTAAACCAAAATGTATTACACAAGTTGGTTCTCGTATGATTAAGTTTTGTCAATCATATGATATGAGAAGAATGATTGATAATATTCAACCATTTGCAGAACCTTTCCAAGCAAACTACCCAACAACCTAATAATTATGAAGAAGATTACAATTACAAAAGAAGAACTTATTGAAATATTAGCAGTGTTAGACAAGTTTCCAGAAGTAGAGAAGACTGAGCTAGCATACGATAACAATAACGGTATTGGTTACATATTAACTATGTCGTTCCCATATGTAGTAAATGGTATTGCTACTACTCAAACTGTCGAAATTGCAGGTGTAGATCAATGGTAGAAATTGAATTACACGCTAAACCTATTATAGATGGCAAGTTTTGGATTGTAGAGCAGGACGGGTTAAAGGTTGCTACTCTGCATAAAAAAGAAAATAACAAATATGTGTTAAGTAATACAGATGGTGAGCTATTCTTTAATAAAAAAGAAGAACTAACTAAGCAGTTTGGATCTAATTTTTTCTTATCTAAGCATAATATAAAAGTATCTGCTGCCGAAATAAATGAATGTTATGGATATCCAACAAGCTGTAAACCGTATAACGCCGTTTATGACGTAAGACGCAAGTTACCGCTCTTTACTAAAAGTGATCAAAGTAAAAGTCTATACTGCGCTGGGTATTATACCATTAAATTTGAAAAAGGATGGGTTAAAAGTTTTTGCCCGAAAGTAATTACTATTGAACGAAACGATCATAAAGGCCCGTTTAAGACGGAATTAGAAATGAAAACAGTATTAACGAATGCAAAATATGATTAACACAACACCTATTACACAATTTACTCAGTTGTTACGTGCAACTGAGCTTTCTCAACAAAAAGAAGTTAAAATTCCAATTCAGCAAGCTAGATTACTTAATATAGCGTTAACTGAAGTATTAGAACAACTAAATCGAGATAATAATGCATTACTTGAATCGTTGAAACATCAAGCTACTGATGAAATTATATCAGTTCAGTTAGATGGTGGAAGTTTTAGCAACGAATAATAACGATAAATACACGTAGTTAATAGGAGGACTTCATGTCGAGACCAAAACCACGTGTATTGTTAGAACATATTGATCCAAACACTCTTCAATTAGATCAAATTTTAGAATCAGACGCAATTTGGGCGGTTGTTTATAAAGACGAACCATTTAATTTAAAAACAACTTCAAAACAACTAGGTTCTAAATATAAAAAATCGTCCTTTTCAAATCCAGGACACGCACACAACTTAGCTACTAAGTTAAATAGTATGTTTAAATGCAGCGACTTCGCTGTTATAAAGCTAACTAAAGGGGTTATAGTGCGATGATTCAACGCGACACACTAACAAAAATATTTTTAGACCAATGGGGCAAATGCACAGACGACACCAACGTGAAATTATTTTCACGTAAATGGTGGCAATCCTCACGAATAGGAAAACAAACTGCATACAGGCTAAGCGACGACGGTTATGAGTTTTTAAAAAATACATTAGAACTCAAAGCATACGAAGTGCCATTTACAGATACAATAGAAATAAGTCCGCAGACGATTATATTTTTGGAACGGTATATGGACTGTCCTTATTACTTAACTTATAAAAGTATAACAGTCTTCTCAGAACGCAAATGCGTCGAACTATATTTCTTCTCAGACGATATACGCAGATACGGTTTAGCTAAAGCAATGAAGGAACGGCAATCTTAATTTAAATTAATGCTTGACGTTTGCAAAAAAAACTGTATAATATGCTACATAGTTTGTTAGCAACACAACATTTTAACACTGCTTACAAGTTATTTAATTTACTTTCTTTTTTTACACTAACCTATGAGGTAACAAAATTATGAGCAACAATATCGCATCACGTACAGTTGGACCAAAAGGCGCTAAAAAATCTTTACGCAAAGCATTTAGCAGCAAACGTCCATTGTTTATTTGGGGACCTCCAGGAATTGGTAAATCAGACATTATTAAACAACTTGGTACTGAGTTAGATGCTCATGTTACTGACGTGCGTTTAAGTTTATGGGAACCAACAGACATCAAAGGTATTCCATACTTTGATTCAGTAGACCAAACAATGGTATGGGCTCCACCTTCAGAACTACCTAGCAAAGCATTTGCTGCTAAACACAAAATGATCATCTTGTTCTTAGATGAGATGAACTCTGCTGCACCGAGTGTACAAGCTGCTGCTTATCAGCTTATTTTGAACCGTCGCGTGGGCCAATACGAGTTGCCAGACAACGTTGTTATTGTTGCTGCTGGTAACAGAGAAACAGACAAAGGTGTTACTTATCGTATGCCTGCTCCACTTGCTAACAGATTTATCCACTTAGAGATGGCTGTTGAGTGGGATGACTACTTTGAATGGGCTACTGACAACGGTGTTCATCCAGACGTAGTTGGTTACTTAACTGCTTGCAAAGGTGACTTATACACTTTTGATTCTAAATCAGCTGACAGAGCGTTTGCTACACCACGTTCATGGAGCTTTGTAAGTGAATTACTTACAGATGGCGACACTGATTCAGATACATTAGCTGACTTAGTTGCTGGTTCAATTGGTGAAGGGCTTGCTATTAAGTTTATGGCTCACAGACAGTTTTCAAGCAAGTTACCTGATCCACGCGCTGTACTTGAGGGTAAAGTTACAAAATGTGAAACTAAAGAGATTTCAGCAATGTACTCTTTAACAGTAAGTATGTGCTACGAGTTAAAAGAGCTTGTCAACAAGAAAGCTCCAAACAGAAACGAAGCAATGAACAATTACTTCCTGTTTATGATGAACAACTTTGAAACCGAGATTACAATTATGGGTACTAAACTTGCGTTATGCTCATACAAATTGCAAATTGACCCAGATGACATTGCGTGCTTTGATGACTTCCATAGCAAGTACGGCAAATACATTACTGCTGCTAGCGGTCAGTAATATCAAAACAGTTGACACCGCCGCAAGGCGGTGTTATACTTTACGCACTTTATAACTATTTAGGAGTAATTCATGGCTTTAGATTCAATTGTTGATAAAATTATCGTAGCTCGCGTAGGCTTATTATTACGCCATCCATTTTTTGGTACTATGGCTACACGTTTGAAAATTGTAGACGGATCAGATTGGTGTCCTACTGCTGCAACTGACGGTCGCCATATCTTTTATAATCGTGAGTTTTTTGAGCCGTTAACTATTAAAGAAATTGAATTTGTTATTGGCCATGAAATTCTGCATAACGTGTTTGACCATATGTCACGTCGTGAAGGGCGTAATCCTAAAATGTTTAACGTTGCTTGTGATTACAATGTAAATGGTCAGTTGATTCGTGATAAAATTGGCGAACCTGTAAAATCTATTAGAATCTTCCACGATACAAAATACTACGGTATGGGTTCTGAAGAGATCTATGATAAACTAATGGAAGATCACGATGAAGAATCACTTAAACAATTAGGTGAGATGCTTGACGAACATATTGACTGGGAAAGTAATAATGGGAATGGTCAGCCATCATATTCTAAAGAAGAGCTGAAAAAGATTCGTGATGAGATTCGTGAAGCTACAATGACTGCAGCACAAGCAGCAGGTGCAGGTAATACTCCAGCTAGTATTGCACGGTTAATTAGAGATCTTACTGAGTCTAAAATGAACTGGCGTGAGATTTTACGTCAACAAATTCAAAGTACTCTTAAAAATGACTTTTCGTTTATGCGTCCTAACAGAAAAGGTTGGCACATGAATGCAATTTTACCCGGTACTAACTATGACGAAACAATTGATATTTGTGTTGCAATTGACATGTCAGGTTCAATTGGCGATGATCAAGCTAGAGATTTCTTAAGTGAGATTAAAGGCATTATGCAAGAGTATCAGGACTTTAGCATTAAGCTATGGTGTTTTGATACACAAGTATATAACGAAGCATCATTTAGCGGCTATACTATTAGCGAATTTGATGAATATCAACCAAAAGGCGGTGGTGGTACTGACTTTGACGTAAACTGGGAATACATGAAAGAAAATGACATTGTTCCTAAAAAGTTCCTTTGTTTTACTGATGGGTATCCTTTCGGAAGTTGGGGCGATGAGGCGTATTGTGATACTGTGTTTATTATTCACGGCAACGATACAATTGTAGCTCCATTTGGCGAAACATGCTATTATGAGTTTTCAAAAGAAAAGGTATAAATGGCACTAAAAAATGGAAAACCAAATCCATTAGATTACTTTAAAATGCGGAGAGTAGATTACGCTTGTCCGCATTTTGAGTACTTTACTATTAATAAATCAAGAACGGATTTACTCGAATTTATTAATGAGTGGATAACTAAAAACTTAAATAGCAGATACTATATTGGTAAAGGAATATCAATAGACAGTAATAATGCTATTACTTACAACATAACAATTGGGTTTGAATCAGAAAAAGAACTTAGCTTTTTCACAATTGCATGCCCATATTTACATTCAAGATAATTAATTATATTATTAACCAAAGAGGAAAAACACATGACAGAAAACGTAGAACAAACAACTGCAGAAACTCCAGCAGACGCAACTCAAGAAGCAGGTGCAGATCTTACTATTAATGACTTAAACGCATTAAAAAACATTATTGACGTTGCTAGTTCAAGAGGTGCATTTAAACCTAATGAAATGGTAGCTGTAGGACAAACGTACACTAAATTGGAAAACTTTTTAACACTTGTAACTAAGCAAGCAGAAGCACAACAAGGTGCACAATAATGGCAGAACTTAAACACGTCGGTAGAGTTATTGCTACTGGTAAAAAATGCATCGTTGCGTATCGTACGCTACCTGGCGATGCATATAATTGTTTAATTGTACCTACTGAAAATTTGCCAGACAGTTATCACGATGCAATTATTAATTTAGTTGAAAGCAATGCTGGTCAAACTGCTTATGAATTTGCTGAAGCAATGGCTCGTACAAACTTTCCAGATGGCAGCGTAATGTTACCGGCATTACATGCTCAACAACGTTTAGTTAAAGTATCAACTGATCAAGTTGAAATGTTGCCAACTACATCACATTCAATTAAATTGTCTGAACTAAATCAAATTATTGCAGAACAACGTGGTACTACAGTTGATGAGCTTTCTTTAAAATCAGCAATTAAAGAAGAACCGTATGTATCAAAAGACACTGTGACAGAAAATGATACACCAAAAGCAGCTCTTGTAGAGCTATTAACTCCCGAGCAACAAGCTAAACACTATCGTTCAGAAGCAGATCGTTTATCAAAAGAAGCTGCATCGTTACGTAGACAAGCTGAAGAATTAGTTCCAACTGCTAAAAAAGCTAAAACTGAAACTGTAGCAGAAGAAGTTGTAACTACGGCTAAAAAGGCAGACGTTGCTAAAACAGACAAAACCACTTCCTAAAGAAGTAATTGCCCACTGGCCAGAAGTATTTGAAGAGGTATCGCTTTCAGTGTTACCTCTTCCTTATTTGCATTCAGTAGTTATTAATTTTAAAGATAATAAGTCTTGGGAAATAAAGTTAACAACTAAAATAAAAAAAGAAGGGTGGAGTAGCTTTCATCAGAGTTTATCCGACTTGTTAACATCATATGAAGAACAAATTGATGATGTTGATTTTAAACTTGATGCAGTAAAAGTTAAAAAAGATGTAGAAAAACTAACAACTAAATTTTTAAAGAAAAAGAAATTATGACAATTAAATTAGTATCATATTCTCAACCAACTGAAGAGTTTGCCGATTTAGGTATCACTGATGCACAAGAACTTATAGCATTTTGCGCTAGAGTAAGTAATCCTTCAAATCAGTTTAATACAGAAACTTCAGAAAAATTAATCAATTACTTAATTAAACACGCACATTGGTCGCCGCTTGAAATGGTTAACGTGTGTTTAGAAGTAAACACTACCCGCGATATTGCCCGCCAATTATTACGCCACGCCTCATTTAGATTCCAAGAATTTAGTCAGCGTTATGCAGATCCAACAAATGACTTGTCTTTTGAATTACGCGAAGCTAGATTCCAAGATCCCAAGAATCGACAAAATTCTATTACAATTAATACTGCAGAAGAAGAGGCAATTAATGAAGAATGGAAACTAAGACAGGAAGCTCATATTAATTCAGCAAAAGCACAATACGAATGGGCAATTAGCAAAGGGATTGCTAAAGAGCAAGCTCGTGTAGTACTTCCGGAAGGCAATACTAAAAGTCGTGTGTATGTTAACGGGACGTTGCGCTCATGGATTCACTACATACAAGTGCGCAGTAACGTGGATACACAGCTGGAACACAAACAAGTTGCACTAGCATGTGCAAACGCAATTAGCGCAGTATTTCCAATGGTAAATGGCTTTGTTTACAAGGAAGAACCTGTTGTAGAACTAGTTCCGGACTCTATTAAAGAAGAAATAGTTGAACCTAAATTAAAATGGTATCAACACTTTTTTAATTTTTACAAACACTAATCACAACAAAGCCGGCAATTGCCGGCTTTATCATTTAAATCAAAAACACATTACCAAGATATTAGTACATATCCCGAACTGCCCTTCATACCGGGATTAAGTGCAGTTGTATTGTTCTCGTTAGTACTTCCGCCTGCACCGCCATAGCCGTATGCAGACCCGTTATTAGCACCGTTACCGCCGGAATAAAATAAGTTGTTATCTTTTTTCATAGTAACAAGATCAACAAATTGGCCATCAGTTGTTCCCGGCTCGCCTTTTGCACCAACAAATGTTGTACCTTCTTTTACATTAGGACCGGTTGCTGAACCTGTGCCCGAATCTCCACCAACTGGGTGTACTCCGATAGCAGGCGTAGCATTCATACCTTGACCGCCTAACCCTGGATTAGCAGTTAACGTAAAACTGCCTACTAACTCAACTTTTGATAACGTACCGTCTGACCCGTTACGAGTTAACGCTTCTGTTGCACTGAAAGTTTTATTTCCATACCCGCCGTTGCCACCAGTTCCGACAGTAATGGTTATTTGTGAGCCGCCGGTTACAGTCACATCATACTTCATATATGCACCTGCACCGCCTCCACCACCAGATGATCCGGCAATACTGCTCTTGTCATACCCTGCACCGCCGCCTCCACCAGCGCCGATTACAACAACTGTTAACAGTGTAACACCACTTGGAACAGTAAAAGATCCATTGGAAGTCCATGCTTCAGATCCCGATGGGGTAAAATCTGCAGGGAGAGCTGGTGGAATAGTTATTTTAATAAACGCCGGCTCTCCTAACTCACCTGCACTCGATCTTGGTGTACCATTAACACCTCCAGTATATGCAGTAACTGATCCCTTAGGTACTGTGCTAGGAATACTAGTTGACGCAACACCGCGGCCACCTTTGCCTCCTCCTCCGCCTCCAACAGTTGACACATATGTTGCAGGAGATGCTGTAGACCATAACACTGCTGCAGGGCTAACACCGCCTACAGGTCTATATGCCGCTACAGGTGGAGTAGCATTTGATGTTCCTACTGCCATGTCGCCAGCTACTCGCAAACGTAACGATGCAGCAACATAAAACGGTCCGTCTCCGTTGCTATTTTGTTTTGCGGTTGTGACAATTTTTTGATTCCACCCTGCCGGTATATTTATTGCATAGCTTTTCCATTTGCCAGTAGTAGCACCTACATACGTTACGTTGTTAATAGTAACAGTTGAACTGTCATCAGCTGCAGTAACTAATATATATTCCCCTGCTGCTAAATTTACTAACTCCCAAGTTGCAAATAATGTAGCATTACCTTTACCGGTAGAATACCCTATTCCATAATATTTAATAAAATCAGTACTGGTCAGTGCAGGTTTTGGATAGCTTATTGTTTTAGTTTCTGGGGCGCTAGGATTAGTTAACGTCAACCCACTAAGTAGGTCGGCAATAGTCGACACACCACCTGAGCCACCAGTTGCACACATGGCATAAGTTTCTATACGATGAGAAGTATTGTTAGATACATAAACATCCTGACTAACTGAGCGATTTCCTAACCCCGAAGCTCCGCCTGGCCATCCGCCGGCACCTGCACCGTCAGCAGATGCTTTTGCACCTGCAGAAGTGTTTCTAGATGATGACGATGTAGTAGGCAATCCTAATACTTCAGTTTCAACATGTGGCTGAATACTGTATGGGAACATTATTGGGTACGGTAATGGGCCGCCGCCTGCACCGCCGCCGCCGCCTGCAACAGTTGCTACATGAGTTTGGGTTCCGGTTTTGTCTACAAAAAACAATTCTATCCCAGTACCGCCTTGGCCACCTAACCCCATCATTGCACTTGGTGTATTGCTATACATGGCGCCGCCTGCACGAAATTTATATACTAATTTAGAAGCATATGTAGGAACAACTAAATTACCTGAAATAAGATCGCCGTTGCTGCCATTGCCGCCATATGCATTTGACATACCGCCACCTTGGCCACCACCGCCTGACATCATTACTGTGATAATAGTAGTGCCTGGAGGAATAGTAGTTTCTCCATCTTTATAATATGTATGGGTTATTGCAGTTTTAGACACTGCTACTGTTGCAGATGCAGTTGCGTCTTTACCATCAGCGCCAACTGCGGTATAGTTAATTGTAAAGGTTCCCGGAATAACGTTAATATCAAGCGACAATGTTAGCTTTGCATACGCAGTATTTAGTGCTGGATTAGATACCAATGACGAATTAGTAGTTAACGCTTTAAGTGTACCACCGCCTGTTGCAGATGTTGCATTTGTTCCGCTTCCGTTTTTTATTCCCTTTAACGTTGGAGCATTTGTAGTATCACTAGATAACGACCATCTTATATCAATCGGTGTTCCGGCTACTGCAGGTGAAATTGAACATACAAACTCAGACGGCGCTGAAGTTGCACCAACAACCATTAATGCAGGAGCAATTTCCGATAATAAAGACGATGCAACTGGGTCAGGTGGTGGAGTTGTTGGCATAGTAAACGTTCCACTTTTTGCTACTTGTGTGCCAGTTAGTGATTCTTTAACTGAAATTTCAAACTTTTGATCAAACCCATCTTTTGCAGCAATAAATGCAGGTAACACGTAAGTGTTTGTAGTTAAATCGCTTGGCGAGCCTGATACCGCTGCCGCTGTAAACCAATTAGCAGCAATTGGTTTGCCATCAGGTTGATTAACTGCTGTCCAATAAATTTGCGTAACTGTTTTTGGTGACTTAATTGTAATTACTATGCCTGTACCCGTTGATAAAATTAATCCACTATTAGGACTAAACGAATACCCTGCACTTAATGCAGATGGTGGATTTACTACTGTAATAATTTCACCAGCACTGTTAGTCTTTTTAAGAGTAAGAGTAAACGGTTTATCAGCAGTTAATGCCGGCGGTGGAAACGTACCTGCAGAAGTTACTACAATATCAATGCTTGCATCTTTACCTGTGTGCTCCGGAACAGTAACATTACCAGACCATAATTTAAAATACGAATTCAATGTAGCGTCTGCTATTGTCCAGTATATTGATCCACCAGCAGGCATTTGATTAGGTGGAATTCTAAGTGTAAATGTTATATAGTTATTTGGTAACATACTTACTGGTGTACAAGCTAATGTATAAGATCCTGAACCAGAATATGTAATTACATTTGACGTCCCGCCTGTTAATGCTGTAAACGGAGTTTCTGTCAAACTAATTGCAACTTTAAATGTTCTATTTACTGCTTCAGCACTGATAGTTGATGCCAACGGGATCGTAAGTTCTTTGCTACCACCTTTAGCATTTAAACTAGTTAGCGTTCCTTTACCAGTAGACAAACCAGTAAAATCTGCAGTTGTTGCTCCGCCTGTTAACTCAACAAATTGCCAATATAATGTATTAGCAGTTGTTCCGGCTGTTGCACCTGTGATTGCAGGATGATTAATAGTAAACAATACATTTTGTCCAGCATACGTTGTTGCAGGTGCACCTACAATAGAATATGTTTGAGACTGCGTTACTGCCACGGATGGAGAATCATTATCTAAAAATGCACCAGTTTCTGATACTTCACCTACTTTAATAGTAAACGACTTTAATTCAGCTGATTTATTTGGAGTAAGCGTAACTGTTATTGTATTGTTTACAATTTTTTCTGTACCTACTAATTTACTCTTTGCTTTAGTTTCAACAAAATCATCTGCTACTACTGCATCAGATGTGCCTGTTGCAATAACCTGCCAGTAACGATTAACATCAGCTGTAAATGGTACAGACACGTTAAATTTTACTTGTGTTCCTGCAGATACAGACGTATTTGCCGAATTAGCTAATGTAATTTTATAAGTTGATATTTCACGTAAAAATACAATATCTGAAGTATTATCAATCGGAGTCATATCGCTAGTGTATAATTCAATTTTAAATGAATCTACATTACCTTCACTTTCTCCGTCATCTCTAGCAGTTAATGTTATAGAACCAGACCATTTACCAGTAACAGCGTTGTTAGTAATAACTACATTTCCAATTAATGGCGCGTTTGCTGCAAGATTTTTAGTTTCTTCAAAATCTCCAAATTTAATACGTCCGCCACCTTGTCCTACAATTTTATAAATTAATGTTGTTGAAGTTGCTGACATTGCAGGGGTAGTAACAGTAAACAATACGGTACCCGAACCGGTACCATTTTGATCAGCTTCGTAAATAAATGATTTATTTGCTGCTACGTTATAACCAACATTTTCAGATACTGAAATTGTTGGACATGGGTTTGGAAGTGATATTGCAACACCGCCTGCAGTTTTTAATGAGATTGTAAACTTCTCAGTACCTTCAACTTTATCAGTACTAATTGATGTTAAAGTAAAACTTCCTTTTCCTGAATTACTAATAGGATCTGCAACAATTTCAACAGTACTATAATCTGCAGATAATCCAAAATCAGCACCAGTTAAACCTGTAGTTGAATCTATTGTCCATGTTAATGTAGTTGGTGCAGCAGTAAACGGTGTTACTACGTCAATAATTACAGAATCACCTTCTGTTATTAACGTCTTTCTTGGTTTAACTTGGTATTGTGCAGTTTTAATTACTTCAGTTGCAGCTGCAGTTGCTTCAACTTTGCCTAATATACTAGTTAAACGTACTTGTACGATAAATGCACGCGTTCCTGTTCTATTACTTGAGGCAGAATGAAGTGTTATCGATCCGTTTCCTGCTGAATCAACATGAAATGGTGTAGCTGATGAAAACCCTTCTGTTATTTCATCTTCATACATCGAAGTTGAATATACCGTCCAATACAAGTCAGTTGTAGTTGATACATTTTCAGATGTAAATGTATATACTGCCGAGTCACCTTCAAAAATTTTCTTTGGGCCAGTAAGTGCATTAATTTTAGGAATAGGATCTGGCGTAGGTTCAGGAGTTCGTGAAGTATCCTCAATTATAATTGGTACCGAAGTTCTAGCAACATATGGGCCAGTTAACGACAGGTATGTTTGATTGGTAATATATGCTACATCACTTGATGCTGGTAATTCACGAAGCTCGACAAAGAAATTCATAGTTACTTCGTCTAATAAATCATTATTTGCAGTTAATGGTATTGAAGCATGGTTATTATCATCAACATACGTAATACCATACATTTGCGAAAACTCAGGTAACACATTACCGGTTTTTACTAGATCAAAATATGCACCACCAGTTCCGCCATTAACAATCTTCCAATATAACGGAGTGTTTTTAGGACGATACGGTGTATAAACTTCTAACGTTATTGATTCACCTTCATTCATTGATGTTTGTGTAGCGCCGTTTTTTATTGGTAATACAATACTAAACGGAACTAACTCTGTTACTGAAAAAGTTGCACTAGTTTTTAATGGTTCGGTGTCTGCGTCTCTTGCTGCTTCAGAATCCCATATTGACACTCTAAACGTTTCAGTTCCTGGATTTGCTAAAAATCCTTCAGTAACGCTATCAGGTTTTGCAAACACTTGAATTGATGCAGTTGATGTAGTTTTGCCGCCAGTTGTAACTAACGCAGTATTTGCTTTACCAGTTAATCGTTGAGTTGCTGTTCCGCCAACTGATAGACTATCAAGTACTGTAAAATCAGAAGCTTGAATATTTCCCTGAACTCCTTCAATTCTCCACCAAATTGGTGTGCCTGCAGCCATCCACGGCGTAACAATTTTAATTTGAGTCGTTGCACCTTCAGCAATTGATGTTGCGCCACTTAGCAATGAAATGCTGTATGGTACAATTTCAGATATTGATACAGGGTCAGCTTGGGTAAACACTGTGTTTCCAGAGTGTATAACTAATTTAAATTCTTCAGTACCTTCAGTCGACGAATCACTAACTGGATGTAATGTTAATGTTGCACCACTATTAGTAATAGTAATATTTCCTGGCTGCTCAACAAAATCAGCTGCAGTTACTGATCGAGCACCTGATGTAACAGATGCAATAGACCATGACACTGTACCAGTTAGCATGTATGGAGTTACAATCTTAAATACTATTGCGCCGCCATTCTCGTCAACAGTTGCATCTGATGTAATATTAAAGACTGCAGTTTCAGTAATTTGTTCACCAACACTTGATATTTTTAACGCATTTAATGAATCTTTAATATCAACATGAAATAACTCTGGTCCTTCAATAAATCCGTCTTCTTTTGGATATACATCAAAGTATCCTGAAACATCGTCAATTTTAGTAACATCACCTGACATTGCAGTAAAATCACGATCAGTAATTAACGGAGTAACTGGTATTGACCATTTTAATCCAGACGATTTACCAAATGGTGTAGTTACAGTATATCGTATACCTGCCGAACTATTTTCTAAAACATCTCGAGTCGGTGTAGACATAATACCCCAGTTATCGTCTTCATTAATAGTTACTACTGGACTTGATACTACATAATTTGTTGGATCAGTCGGAAATGCACTATAGAATTCAACTTTAAACGATTCTGGACCTTCAGTTGGTGCATTTGCTGCTGCATATCTTTTAAGCATAGCAGTATTTGGGTTAGTAGAAACTGTCGGTGCTTTTACTACAATGTAATCAGTTGATGTTCCACCAATACCTGCACCACCAAGTACATATTTACTACTAAAATCAGATGCATCGATTATAGAATTGTTAACTTGAACAATTTTCCAATACAATCGTGTATTTACAGGATACGATTGTTTTGGAACCGATACTGTAAATTCTACAACGTTAGCTGTACCACCTTCTTTAATCTCAGTAATTCCGTTTGCTGACACAGCTGGCGGTACTATTGTTTCAGCAACATCAGTATCAACAATAGCGATAGTGTCGCTAACGTCTGTTAGTGTGTCAACCCCGTTAATTGATATCCATAATTCAACAGTAAAATCTTCTGGTCCTTCTACACCGTCTTTATTTTTTAACATTATTCTTAACGGATATGTTGCGCCAGGTGCAATGGTAAATTGCCCATTATCTTTTCCACTTGCAAAATCAGCAGCAGTAAATCCAGGCGACACTGGAATAGCAACCCAACGAACCGATGTTGATTTTTTCATATTTAATGTGCCAATATTAAACAGCGCATTTGTTCCTTCTGAAAAACGTTCAGTAGTTTGGGTTCTAAATATCACCGATGGATCAGGTGGAGGTGGAGCAGCTTGTACTGAAGTATCAGTTATAGTTGTTAATAAGGTTGCAGTTTCAGGATTCACTATTGGATATGATTTACTAGGGCCTGATCTAACTACAAACGTAAATGTTTCTTTTCCTTCGTTTAACGATAAGTCATTTGCTGCTCGTAATGTAATAGGTCCCGAAGTGCCTGTAGTAAAATCAATTTGAACCGCAACATCAGTAATGCTGTCAATTGTGAATCCTTCTTCGTCTTCAAAATCGTCTTTAGTTACTCCTGATCCAATAACAGACCAATATAATGTTACGTTCTCAGTTAAGTTTGATCCTAAAATTTCAAAATCTATGCCTGGGCCAGTTTCACCAATTTCTTTCATTGTTGTGAAATTTCGTGTAACTGAGTAAGACGGAGCAGGTGCACCTAATGTAAACTCATTAGTATCAGGTACAATTTCAGGAAGTGGTACTGATACATTTGTACCTGTTGCACGAAGTACTTTAACTACACTTATTAATGACCCCGAAACATTGTTAGGCGATGTTACTTGTTCGTCTTTAAACTCAATTGTAAATAATATAGTTGATAACGTTTCAGTTGCAGGTATTACTGCAGTAATGTTATACGTGTTAGAAGTTAAATCACCTGCGTTTTGTGAATAAATCTGTACAGGATCAGTTGGATTGCTGTTTACATCTAACAAAGATGCGTAACCTTTAAGTGATCCGCCTCTTTTTAATGACGACACTGTTTTTGTTCTACCAAACGAAATTGTACCTATAGACTTTAATAAGTTAGTCCACGACGTATTTTTCTTAGTACTTGCACTCTTTGGTACAGAACCGCCTGACGGGCGAGATGCTGAGAATTGGATTTGTCCGCCAGTGTTAAAAAAGAATCGCATATTTTCCGAAGAACCAAAATCCATTTCAAAAGTATGTGTGCTAGTTTGACTCCATTCGCCTGATGCAGTTGGATCTAACAACTTGGAAATTGTTGCTTGTGACGGCGCAGGTGGTTGTTGTAAACGATTAGCTTGAGCTGCATTAGTCTGTGTTACTAACGATTGAATATATGCTTGATCAGGTTTCACTGCAGGTATTGCAGTTTCAGATAGATACTTAATTGCTCTAACTACTGCACCAGTTTGATGATTTCTTGCTTTAAGAATATCAGTTGATAGTTTATTATATTCCGCATTGCCAATGGTAGTAACGGTTAACTCGTCAAGTACGGTACTAGTAAGAGGCTGACCATAACCGTATTCGCCTTCACCTACTCCTAGTATTTCTGCTATATTGTTACGAATAGCATTATACTGCGGAATAGTCAGCAATTTAGTCGATGCCGGTATGTCTAATGGTGTGATTGTCATGTGTGTTATATTCCTTTATAAAATTACTGCTTCAACGATATCGTTGTGATTATCAGTCAGTGCAATAGCAAATACTAAACTTGCATCATCTAAACTTTCTAATACTTTAGCTACTCCTGTGTCAGCTGCAACTAATCGATCTCCTTTTTTAACTGTTCCGATAACTTTAACCGGGACACGTCCTTTTAATGCAACAAAAGTACCGTCAACTAAATCAGCATTCATCATAACTGCCGGTTTTGTTGATACTACACCTAAAGCACGATTACTGTATTGCGCAGCTGTTACTTCTTTTACTCCGCCTACCATTAATACAGTACCTTCATCGTAAGTAGCATCTGCTAAATATTTTTCTGCAACGTCACCCATAGTTGACGACACTACACCTATAAAATATTTTCCATAAATTGATCCAACCGGGATCGATAGCCCGCCAAATTGGCCGCCAACTGTACTTGTTTGCACAATTTCAAACCCGGGTTCTAACCCGGCAATTGTACCTACATCTAATTGAACAATTCTTGAACCAACTGTAAGAGTTGCTAAATATCCTGCAGTAACAACGCCATTAAAATTCTTTATTCCAAACTCTACTACACCAGAAGCAACATGTGACGCACTTACTGCAAATGAATCTTCTGTTACAATTTCGTATATTGGATCACCTGTTAGCTGATCAAGTTCGCCAGTTGGCAACACATAATTTATATTGTTTACGGGATCTAAATATGAAAATTGCGAAATTTTTGTAAACTTTCTAACAGCAGATGTTCTCGAAACAATAGTACCGCCTTCTGCATCTTCATTAGCTGCAGCATATCGGGTAACACCACTTAGCACGACTGTTACATTATCTGCATTTTCAGCAGTTCCTTTGAAAGAAAGTGCATGTATGTTTCTAAACTTTTTAGCTGTTGAACCGATATCAGTAGTACTAGCTACCCCTGGTAATACGTCACCTGTGTTTATTTCTAAAGCAGTATATACGTTTGTATCTGCGCCTTTTGTTTTAAATATAATCTTTTCAGAATATTTGTTTTCAATAATAGGATATCCTAGTGATGCACTGCCTGTAACAGTGTCATTATAAAGATATAATTTTTTAGTAGTACCAGTACCTATAGTAAGACCACTATTTGAAAAATTTGGATTAGTATTACTAATATAATCACTAGCTACTACACCGCCTAATCTTTCAGAATCAGTTGCAGATCCCCAAAATTTAAATGTACTTGATACAGATGTAGTTAAATTTAAGCCGCTTGCAGTAATACCTTGTTTAATATCTGTAAATCCAGTAATAGGGTTAATTGTTGAATGCAACGTAAACGCAGTATTGCTTATAATAAACAGCGTTTGGTTTGCAACTACTGCTTCAATTATATGACGGTCAACGGCTGCTGAATCTTTTACAATTCTTGATTTCATTTTAGTAGCAATACCAGTTAAAGAACCACCAATAAGTTCATTAGTGCTAGCGGCTGTTCTACAATATAAGTTACTGTTAACTGTATCCCACCAAAAGTTACCAATTGACAAATTTGTCGGTGCAGTATCCGCTGATTCAATAACACTTAATGTATGCCATTCTTTTAATTCAGAAGTTCCGGTGTTAATTTTTAGTCGTTTAGTTGCATTGTCGTACCACAACTGCCCATTAATTGCTTTAGGAGGTTGTGCGCTATGCGAGAAATTTTCCAATAAATGAAGAAAATTTGTGTTTTGCCATGTACCGTAACCGGAAAAGTTTTTACCAATTAACGTAATGTCAAATTTTGTGTTTATTGTTGCGTCATCAACAGTTGCTCCAAGATCATTATTAGATTTTCTGATGTCGTATGCCATTTGTGTATTCCTTATTTTATTGTATTTATTTTATAACAGTGTTTGATATGCCCATTCAGCATTTATTAACTTAAATTCTTTAATCAATGTAGTAGTGCCATCAAGTGTTACAACTCTGCATATAGGACCTTCAACATTTTGTACTGAATGTTCATTAGCTGGGAAAATCTTAGCTAAATTATCTGAAATTGCAAGGTTTTTATCATTATCATCACCTAATATTCCTTCAACATTTAACGTAATTGCAAGTGATGCCAGTCTAACAGTGTTATTAAGAGTCTGTAAATTAACTACATCTTTATCATTTATTGGATCATCAACATTAGTAATACCAATTGATGTAGATTCTTTAAAATTAAAACCTTGTCTAATATCTAAACTATCATACCCGGTGATATAATCATTTAAAATAAATTCATCAACACTAAAAATGCCTAATAAAACAGGATCTACTGAATCATTAGATATTGGAGAAATTGTTATTGTTATAATATTATGAGCTACACCAGTATTATCAATTACTGCACTTGTTGCAATGCCATTTCTTGGAGAATCAAGAGGTCCTGCTAATGTATTAGATATTCCGTCATTAAAGTATAACTGTTTATTTCTACTATCAATCCAAATATCACCTTGTGATAACGAACTGGGCATCGATTCTGATACAATTGTACTTCCGCTTAATCTAAAAGATGTTCCATCATATACTTTTAAACGACTTTCTGTTATATCAAACCATAATTGACCACGGATTGGACTAGTCGGAGCAAGGTCAGATGAAAAGTTCTCTAATAATCGAACAAAATTTTCGTTAATGCTTTCACCGTACGAACTTGCGTTTTTTCCAATTAATGTTAAATTAGTTGAAAGTTGATCTAATGTTCCATCAACAATTTCCGTTAGCAATGTACCGTCTGTTTTGTTTATTAAGTAACTCATTATAATACACCTGTAAATATTATATAATTAATAGTCAAATATGGATTCATAATTGAATATCGTTGCCCTGTTGATGTATCAACATTAACTCCAAGAGTGTTAGCAATAGCAGGAGCTTCTATATTTTCGTTTCCTGAACCTGCGCCAATTGTATTAGCGTTAACATTATGTACTCTATTTGCGTGATCAGTTTGATCAATAGTTAAACTAGTTCCATTTCGTTTGCCACGTGCATCAATTAGATCGTTGCTTCCTTTAGCAGTTACCTTAGGTAGTGAGGTATTATCCATACCATCGGCGCCTAATGGAAATCTACCTCTTAAATCAGGCAATGCAAACGTGTTTGCACCAACTAAATTTTCAGTTGGTCTATAAAAATAGTCGATAACTGAAAATAACGCAGAATATGTACCAGCCGATACTTCACTTCCGTCACATAATAAATAACCTTTTGGCACTTTATTTACTTTTCCTGCAAACGGTAAGATTGTACCAACCGGAACTCCAGGAATAGATGCTATAAAACTAGATTTTGAAATACTTCGTAGCTGTGGAGGAGATGAGGTGTTATTAGTATTGCGAAATACTAATAATAAATCTGTTGAAAACGAATCAGTTGTAACTGTTTTATCTGTAATAAACCCTGAACTAAGAGTTGTTTTAATTTGTATATTATTTTTACCATCATATGATACTGCATCACTTGTCATGTCACCTGTCATTTGAATCGATGCTGCTGATTTTAGATATCCTGCAGATCCTGATACATTTCCATCAACATCGCCAGATAAACTACCTGTTAAATCTCCATTAAGTGTAGTAGCAAAAATATTTTTAAATTTTAAATCAGTTGAACCAATATCAAACGTATCAGTAATAGTTGGCAACATAACTGGTAACGCTACTGTTGAATTACTTCCTAATGGAGTTGACACAGTTATAACTGAAGTTGATCTTAATTCACCATTAAATGTTGAAACTTTTGCAGCAGTGATTCCACCGTTTGCAGTAATTCTTCCAGGAGTTGTATCAGATACTAGACCTACTACTAAATTGCTACTAATTGCAGCTGCACCTGTTACATCTAACTCTACAGCTGGATTAGTATTTTTAATGCCTACACGTTTACGTGTATCGATATGTAATACAGTTGAAATAACATTACTAGTATCTTTAAAATTAACTTGTATATTCTTATTCAATGATGTTTGAGTAATAGTTGAATTTGAAATACCAATGTTAAAACTTAAATCGCCTCCTATTGAAATTCCATCATTTGATTTTACTTGAAATAACTTATTAGTAGTTGATTCTACATCTGATCTTAAAAAATTTGAAGCAGTAACTACTGTTGAATTAATGTTTAACCCGTCAGCTACAGTTGCAGTACCTACTAATTTAGCAGTTTCTCCACTTACTGTGTTAGACGTTAATGTAATACCTCTATTAATCTGCGTAAATCCAATAATACCTGCTTTTGGTGTAAAAGAATCAGCACTAAGTACTGCAATTCTTTCATTGTTTGAATAAAATGAAATAATATTGTGTGCAGCAGTATCATTAATATCAGCTAACGTATCACTTACTGCGTCAATAACAGGTCCAGTTTTTACACCACTACTAAATTGCGGACCAATTAACGACCATGATGTACCAGAAAATATATACAATTGTTGAGTTGTTGGGTTAACCCATAAATCACCGTTTGTGCTGCTAGTAGCCACCGGCTCTGCAATAGTACGAGTAATTGAACCTGTTGGTACCCAATTTGATCCATCATAAACTTTAAGCAATGCATCGTCAGTTGTATTGTCATACCAAATTTGTCCTTCAACCGGATTTTCAGGAGGGGTACTTTTAGCAAAATTTTCTAATAAATGTAAAAAATTTTCTGCTAAAATAGGTGCATACCCTGAATAATTTTGTCCTACAAACCCTAATGAGGTTTGCATATTAACTGACTTGTCTTCAACACGCAATGCCGGCTTAGCAGTAGTAGGTTCAGAATAATTAACGTAATATGTCATGTTACGCTCCTATATTTGTTAAACTTTGTATACGAACAGTATAATCAATTTGAATTAATCGATTTAATGACTTCTGTACTGGATGAAAAATAACATGAGTTAACAACATGCCGGTTCCGTCTTCACTAAACGATTTTAATCCCAATTCGTCAAATACAAATTCACCGTTACTATTTGATGATGTATCAAATGCACTTTGTCCGTATGGTTCTGTATAATCTAACAAACATGACACAAACACATCGGTGTAATTTACACCAGACACATGACGTGTTTGAATATAATTTCTAGTTGGGTCAATGTTATTACTTGATCGATCATTAACAACTTTTGTAAATGTTTCGTTATATAAACTTGCATTTGACCCTGAACTATTTGGTGTTAGATATGTAATAATGCCAGTAGGATCTACTGCAGTACCACCGTTGCCAAATGCCATTTGATATATAAAACCTTGTCCGCTATCAGCAATGCTTTTTGCTAACGCAATGCTTATATTTTCATAATGGATAGCATTTCTTTTGTTTACATACACTTCGTTACTAGAAGGATCAAATATTTTAATATGACCTTCTATATGTAGTCCTGTAATATCTTTATTCTGCATAATATTCTCTCGTTATCGTATATTTATCAAGTAAATTAACTACTATGTTTATTTGTAAGAACTAAGTTTACCCCTAGGATATAACTGTCCTGTAGTAGGTCTTATCTTAAAATTAACTTTTGGATATACTGAATTTATAGTATATCGATCAGACACTGCACGCAAGTGTAAATTTGGCGCACTTTGCATATCAGTTAGATCCGCAGTTCCACCGTGTGAACTAGGTATCTGATCAACCGTAGCATAATGTTGAATGTATTCTAATGCGTCAATTTGATACATATTTGGATATTGTTGTAATATGCATGCAAGCACTCCACATACTTGCGGAGATGCCATTGAGGTACCTGAAATTTTTCCACTTACATACGTTGAACTTCGAGGATCTAAAACTGCAGGCCACGACACTTGTGCATTAAACGAACTCATAATATTAGTTCCTGGCGCAAATATAGATATTCGCGGGCCGGTATTACTAAACGATGCTTTTGATTCGTTAGCGTTTGCACTAGTTGCGCCAACTGCAATTACATACGGTACATTGTGTGGTGTGTTCCCTCGATGTTGGTACCATTTATAATTAGTACCGTAATAAGTTGCGTGAAAATAATTATACCAATCTAAGCCTGTCGGAATGTCTATTAATGCTGACTCGTTTCCTGCAGCTGCAACTACAATAATACCTTCCGACATTGCATCTATTATATCTGTTTCTACTGTTTGCTCGTAATATGGTATGTTTGCAGTACCTGATGTATTTTTAATGCCGGCGGCAGTTAACTCCGCAGAAGTAAGGGGGCTTGTTCCATCGCCTATTATAGTACCTCGATGACTTGCTAGTGTAATAGAGCCAAAACCTGTACTTGGGTATATGATTGACGACCCGTAACTACAATTACATATGGTTGGGTTTTTACGACCAGTTTCTGGATTTATTGGTTTTGTTCTATGGAATGCACGTATATAGTCCCACATTACTACACTAAACCCAAAACCGGGCGGGTAAGTTGAATACGGACATATATTATAAATGTTTGCATCACGTGCCCAACCATGGGTGTTGCCTGCAACTGTTCCGGCAACATGACATCCGTGGTTATTGTTGTCTGAAAGTTCAGTAGACCCAACATACGGAGGATATGTGTATGTGCTTGCTAATGGTTGACCTAATCCGTCACTAATTGAGGTAACAATGCTGTTTAATGTAAACCAATCAAACTGATTAACCCTACTTCCGCCTGTGCCATCCGGGTGTACACTAAATTCTGGATGGTTAGGGTCAATATGCCCGTCTATGATTATAACGTCAACATTTTTCCCACTTAAATTAAACGATACACTATCAACATTGTCCGGTGTCTTTCCACCATCGGCTCCCCAGTTAGCAGTTTGCTCTCCATCTATACATCGTTTTAGCCCCCAGTTAGTAGGAAAGGGTGATAAATTTGTTGATTTATCAAAGTGCTTACTGTCTGATGTCCAAACTGGATGGATTGATGATACAATTAATTCAACTAGTGTTACACAGATAACCCTCGGATCATTTCTAATCATTTCTGCTTCAGCATGAGTCAGCATGTAATGTGTATTTCTGCTTATAGGCCGTCTACGATGTACCGGCACTCCTCGATCTGGTATATTAATATCGCCGCCGGGTGTTTCTAAATCATTATAAAATGCATTAAGATCTTCAGTTTTGTTCAGTGAGATAACATACTCATATAAATCTTCCATATTATAGCTCCAATGGTACTACAATTAATGATATTGTAAATGTATCAGTTGCTGAACCAACATTAGTTACTGCTAATTCAATATCTGATGTTACTACTGCTTCGTCATTAAATCCAATAACTCCAGGAGTTATTGGAACTCTAGTATCAGTAGTAGTAACAACTTCAGTTATGACACCAAATCCAGTTGGATCTATAACTTGTGGTCTAGACGAGTCAGCAGTCCTTGACCCTTTATCAGTGTACACCCTTACCCATGCGCCTCCGGATAACGTCGATACAGTCTGAACACTTAGTAATAGATAACTTCTAAAACCTTCAATAGTAATGTGGTCAGTTTCGCCAACTGCAAGAGATGCAGTAGTTCCGGATATTTCAACCCGAGTTAATGACACATGGCTACTAATAACCTGATTAGTAATAGTTACCGACGTACCATCAACTTTAACTCCGCCTAAGTCAACATCAGACGCGACCGGTAATACGTATGTGTTAGCACCACTAATAACACCATCTGCATCAATTGTTATAGTTTCACCGTCAACTTTTACACCGCCTAAGTCAACATCAGACGCGACTGGTAACACATACAATTCAGCCGGTGCAGGAGGATCTATTATTTTATCGTATGATAAACTGAAAATCCAGTCCGGATTTTCATAACTTTCAGATGTGTACACACCGTTAGTAACAGTTTCGGCATTTCCTTCAATGTTAATAGGTGCAGCTGCACTAATTACACCAGTTGACGAATTGATTACAATCGACGAGCCGTCAACTTTAACCCCTCCTAAATCAATGTTAGATGCAATTGGTAACACATATGCAGTAGCCGAACTTATTACTCCATTCTCATCAATTGTAATTGTAGCGTTATCAATTTTAACGCCACCTAACGTATCTATATCAGCTACTGGCAATTCATATGCAGCAGCTGCATGAATAATGCCGCCTGCGTCAATAGTAATTGATGATCCGTCAACTTTAACACCACCAATTGAGCCAGTAGTTGCAACTGGCATAACATATGTTGGTATAACCGCATTAATAATGCAATTATTGTTTGTTTTTGTTAGTGTAACATTTGAACCAGCAGTTAATCTATCAAACACATTTGCATTACTTGCATACAATTCTGTAAAATTACTATTAATTTTAATTGCACCAGCTCGCAATGTATCTCCGGTTTGATCACTAGGTGCTGTTCCTACATTTAGTTGTTGTATAGCCATTTTTTATCCTTAATTAAAATTTTGTATTATCATCGTCGAATGTAACTTCTTCCGAATTAAATGTTAATGCTTCGTATGTGTAAGTAGAACCAGGTACTGCATTTAGGAATCGGTTAATTACCGATTCATAGATTGGTAATGACCAATCTATGCCAGTACGTTTAATTACTGTTATTAATGTTCCAACTGGTACTGCGTGTGTCAATCTTAGTTGTTTTGTTTTTCCATCTACTGAAAAATCTGCATCATATTGAATATTGCCTAATGGACTAATTGCATTTTTGTTTCCATCATGAATTTGGTAAGGTACCTTTTTCAGTGAAATTCCATTAATAATTACTTCAACATCATCACATTGTCCATATGATGCCGTGCTAATGTTTTGCACAATTGCTCCTGCTAAGTGTACCGCTGCCACTGTACGGTCTGTACCTCTTTTTATATCACCTAAAACATTTCCGTTGATTGAATAAAATTCAATACGTTCATATTTTATTTTAATAACACCCGGAACATCTGGTTCAAGCTTAAATATGCTTGCATCAGTAACAGTTATAGTAGTATCAGTATCCAATAAGTCAACTGCTAATGTAGTAGTTTTTATTTTCCAATTTTTTGATTTTGTAGGTAAGTATGACAAATCTACAAATCTTGTGCCATCTGATTCATACTGTTCAACAAGAATTTTATCTTGATTCGGCATAGTTTCGCCTGCACTAAGTTCTTGTGCAATTGACAATGCACTATGTACTGTAGGTACACCTGTACCTAACGTGCCCCTACGGAGTTGTCCTAGTGTATTATTTTCAACTGTAAAGAATTCAATTCGTTCACCATTAATATCAATTACACCTGGTTTATTTTGTTCAGGTGACGGTAAATCAAATAAACTTGCATCAGTAACTTCAATTACCTCATCTGTTTGCAATAAATCAACCGCTAGTGTAGTACGTTTATCAGCATTTAATCTTTTAAAATGTGTACGATTTAACATATCTTTAAATTGCATATATGATCCAATGCCGTCTTTATCGTAAATTTTAATTGCAACCGCATCAACTAAATGCCCCGGCACTACTTCTTCTGGGCCAGCATCAGTTTCTTGATTTACTAAAGTAGAACCGTCAATTACTATATCCGATGCTGCAATACCGGCTGCAGAATTAGCTGCAAATGTTCCGCCATTAATTGACGTATCAATATCGTATTCTGCTTCTGCTCCCGAACTTGTAGAATTACGAATAGTAAACGTATCACCATTATTAACTACAAACGATGCAACGTCGCCATTTATGTCAATATAAGACGACGGAATAGTTACTACACTAGAAACCCCATCTGACATATGAGACATCATTATTGCATTACGATTTGTTACATTTGGTCCTCCAAAATCAATGTCATCTAATCGAATTACTTCTCGTTTACCGCTTACTGATAACACCATACCTATCGGAATTTGTTTTTTTAATAACAGCTTAGATCTACTAATACTTGAAAAATCCTGATGTTTTACAAGAACTCGACTAAACTTTAATTCTGTTTGCGCTAAAAGAACTGTATTAATTGTTTCTGATAATGTTACTGTATTATTAGTAGTGTCTATCGATTTAACTACTGTATTGTATTTAAATTCACCTGCAATAATTGTCATCTTTCCAGTTGCATTAGTAACGGCAACTTCTGAACCATTAATAGTTGAACTTATTGTAAACTCAGTAGTATTATTACTGTGAATTTCTCGAACATAATAAGTATGATCTTTAACCAAACCGCCAAATGCTTTACCTGTAAATAATAATGGCATATTTACATACAATATTGACGTATCTTTAACTGTTAAATAATTATGAGCACTTGCAGTTGATAACAATACCATTGCAACAGTCCATACATTATTTTCATTTCTTGATACAACATCACCTACTTTAATTTGGTTAACTGAAACTAACTGTATTGTAGTATCACTAATATTAGCAGTAGTTAACACCTCTGCAAGTTTATGTAATGAAACTTCTGGTATGTGTTCATAATTTAAATAATTATATCCTAAAGTTTTGCCATCAGTATTAAATTGTGTAACAACATCGTACGAATAGTACACGTTTAAGATAGATCCTAATGTCGGAATATATGGTAGCTGAATACTATGTGTATTTTGAGATACAGTTACTTGATAATCGTCAATTGTTGGTTTAAAACTATCCCACAATCCTGTATAAAACGGATCACTCCCCCAGCCAACTGATTTATTAAAGTTTAACCCGCTAACAGTTACTCCTGCATACTCAATACCAGTCATTAACTGCGATAAATCTTTTCCTAAATCGCCCGGTCTTGGATTATAATAATACTGAATTCTATCAACTGCTGTTAAGGTGGAAACATCTTTCAAATATGTTACTACAATTGTACCTTTAGGTGCAGTAACAAAAGTAATCGATCCTACATATACATCATATCCGTTAACTGTTGTTTTAGTTGATTTTAGAATATATGTATCACGTAACTGCAATACACCTTTGACAGTTACTGAAGAATTACTAATTCTAATATCCGGTGCCCATGTTAATTTAAATTGCAGCTCTCCTGTACCAGTAAATGTATCAGTACAGTTTAATGTATCCATAACATAGCTGTTATTGATACGATCAAATTTTAAATTAATTAAATTAGATCTAACAACACTATTACCTAAAATTGGAATTGCAATTGCTGCAACACCATCTCCGGGCAAGCCGCCTGTTAATGTAATCTCCGGAATTGACAAATATTGTGAACCAGTAGTTAACACTGATATACGTGAAACTTTACCGTTTGCAATATACGCACGCGCCGTTGCTCCAGTACCTGAAAGACTAGATATTAAAACAGTCGGTTCCGATATATACCCAGAACCGCCATTTATTACTTTTATAGATGTTACTGAAAACCCTACATTGTCAAACCAGCTTTTTGTTGGATATGAAAGTATATCATCTGTAACTACTATGTTATCTTCAAGTGAAAACAAAGAACTGTATTCTGACGGTACATCAAAATCTGATGTTATTAAATACGAAGTGTCAACTTTATCATATAAACTAACATATTCTCGAACTTGTGTTCTGTATGGTTTAACTTCATTTACATATTCTTCAAAATTAGATAGATTATCGTTACGATATGTTACCGATGTATGTAACGATCCAACATTGTGCATTACATTAACAAAACTAGTTTTAAAAATCCAATCAACATATGTCTGTTCACTTAATGCCCCACGAACACATGTAAAGAATAATTTTAAATATTCTGATCTTAAATCATCAATAAACAAATCATTTTTTATTGCATTTAAAATTATGCGCAGTTCATTTAATGCACCGTTATCGTAAACACCTTGATCATAGAAGAACCCTTCATATCCAATAGTAGTGTCAATAAAATCGTATAACAACGAACTTAATTGAATAGTTCCATTCTGGCTACCTACAATTTTATACGATTGTGTCCAATCAAACGAATTAACACTTGCATATTTTTTTAATAATACCCAACGATTTGATGATGTTGTACGAACATTTACTATATCACCAATGTTTGTGTTGATAGTTGATAATTCAGAGTATGTATTAACAGAATATGACGAAGCAGTATATTGATTGTATCCAGTGTCATACCAATCCACATAGTGCCAATATTTACGAGTATCAAATGACTGCATTTGATTTTTAGTCCACAACTCCGTTTTTCGATCATATTCGTATATGCTCCACCCGTTGTTTGATGTTGCATCACTTTTAATTAATACCGAATACGATCTAACAGTTAGTACAGTTGTTGTATTATAGCCACTACCTGAGTGTATTACATCGCATCCAGTAATTTGCCCAATTGAATTAATTGTTAATTTTACAACTGCGCCGGTTCCTGATCCACTAATAGTAGCATATGGCGATGTTAAATACCCGCGTCCTGGATTAACTATATCAATTCCAACTATTTTACCATCTACAATCACTGGGTTAATAATAGGTTTAATATATGATTTTGGAATAGTTAATCTTAATTCTAAATCAGTATCAATAGTAGAATCATATAGCCCGCGGTTAATATTTGGTATTTGATCATATGTTGATAAATTTGCAATGTTTCGAGTATCAGTAATTAAATTCTTTAAAAACACTAAATTTGCTTGTTCAACTAATTGTTTTAAAATCTCACAACGATTAACAAACATACTTTGTCTTGGACGATTTTCTAATCCGTATTGCAGTCTAACAGGTAACGTTAAATCCGGTACTTCACGATCTTGCATATCGTACCCGCACAAACTATCAAACCATTTTTGCTCAATATTTGCAGGTAACACTGTATTCTCGTTAGTACTAATTATTTTCCATTGAGTATGTATATTTTGATCAACTTTGTCAGTAATCCAATATTCAACTGACAACACAACATTATCATGAGTTAAGTTTGATTTAACATTTACTAAACTAAATGAATCTAATCCAGTTAACGCTAAGTATGCATACCCTTCACCTCTTGGATTTGCAATTAAATTAGCTACATCATATGCTGAAATTTTTCTTCCTGCAACATTTGGAATAGTTATTTTATTTTTAACCCAGAAGTAATATGTATAAGAATATCGTTGACTTATGCTATCATATTTTTGTCGGCGACTATAATATAAATCACCATATAATGATTTGCCGCTTATGCCACTTGCTAACCCGTTGTCTGTATCTGCTGCTGCATCCCACACTGACGGTTTAGATTTTGATTCGACCCATTCGTATACATCGATTGATGCGCCGTACGCTAATGTACTCCAGGTTGAATTTCGATAAACTACATCATCTGCATAACTGTCAATAAATTTAGCAGTTCGCAAATCCCACCATAACGTTCCGATCTGTGCAGTATCCCACGGAATATCAGCATCAACGTTTACACCGGTTTCGATGATTGTTGCAGTACTTGTATTATAAACTGCTGGGTCATAAAACGATTTAAACTTAACTTCTTGATCAGCAATTATTGGGTTTTTACCGCTAGCTGAATCAACTACATCTAAATGTTTTATTAGCTGATTAGAAACTCGATTATATAAAAATGCCTGTTTAATTTTTGATACATCAGGCTTTTCTACTGCGGTATGTTGTACTATCCAGTTATTATTAATGCGTTTCCACGTTGCCCACTTACCGTCGTTTCCGATATAATTATCAGTCCATATTACTGTACCATTAGACAACGGTACATCGTTACTATCTTTAGAAGTATGTCTACGAGAAACAAATAAATCAATTGACATATTAGATAACACATCCATTTCAAGTATAGTACTTGGATGTACTTCAATTCTAAATTCATCCGCCGGCAACTGTCCAGTTGCATCAGTAGTTGACACTTTAAAACATTTATTATGATATGCTACATTTGGTATATCATTCATATCAGTGAACTTAATATAATCACCGTCTTTAAATGGATGTGGTTGTCGCGTTTTAAATATAGCATAATTATTAGCACGATCTACACGCATTGGTGTAGGATCGTCAGACGACTCACCAAATGCAGTATTAACCATTGCAACTAATTGATACACATCCCACGATGCGCCTTCAAATGTACACCACACATAATCACTTGTTGTTAATGTAGAAGTTGACGTAATAATATCGCTTAATGATTTAAGTATTAATACTACTTCGCTTTCTCTAACATGGCCGCAAGATCGTAACAAATTATTACGTGGTTTAGCTTTAGTCCATAATTTTGGAGTATACCCATTTGGTGTTACATACACATCTGCCGGTGCAAATCGAATTATATGATCATCTACACTTTTATCTACTAATGTTACTAACTCAAATCCCTGTGGGTTTGATCTAAATTCCGATTCGTCTAACTTAAACTCAACCGTGTTAAACGCAGCACATGCACCATAACATCCTGTTCTAATTGCCCATTCTTCATAAAAGGTTAAACTTTCTTTATCATCTAAACTTAAAACATCAAACAATTTATTAAGTACATTTTGTGTACCTTTTTCAATAATCATTCCTTGATAAAATTTAAATTCGCTTACATCATCTTGGATTATATTCTCTAAATATTGACGTTTTTGATAACCAATAAGATGTTGAGCCATTTTTTGTTGCCCAGTATCAAAGTTATCACTATCTAAACTATAAAAATCAGTAAACTGAGTAGCTTTATAATTCCAGTTCGGTAATAACTTAGCCGATGGTGCATTAGATAATTTAATCCAGTTTGAATCATTAAAAATTTCAACACCTGGTATAAATTCAGATGCACTATAATAAAAAGTACGATGTTTTACTACATCGCCTAACGCATAATCTTTCCATGAAAGCCATTCGGATACTACTGCGTTGTCAACAATGAAACCTGGGACATTAACTGATCCATTCCATTCGGTGCTAACATAGCCTGCAACTTTAATTCTATCTTGTTTGTATCCAGATTCAGGATTATAAACGGTGTCGTTAAACAATGTAGTGTTGTTAATAACTACTACATGTTCCTTTTGTACTAAGTAAAAACTAGCGCAATAAATGTAGAAATCGTCTTTAGTTGTGTAGCTTACAGCATTGTCTGTACGATAAGAATTAACATAATTTGGTGGTATTGGATCACCGTTAACATCAAACATTTCGTACACATATTTTGATTGTGTTATATCATCAACAACACTTAACTCTGTACTAAACACTAAAGTAGTTGCTGCAGGACTTAACGATAATACAGAATTTCCTTCAGTGTTTAATCCAGTCATTAACAAGTAATAATTTAAGTCAAAAATGTCACTAGTTAACGTTTGCAATGCTTTATAATACTGCCCATTATATCGAACAATTGAACCAAAATAAACTGTTGAATTAGCTACCCAATCAGACCAAACTGGTTGATTAATACCCCAGTTTTGTGTAGTCCAAAATACAAATTCTTTAGCACTAGTTTCCCAATTAGACACTGCACCCAATGCTGAGTTAAATTCATTAAAATTAAATCCTTGATCAGCAAGCCATCTTCCATAACCTAATAAGAAATCAACTACTTGTTGGATTGATGTAAATTTAGACCCGTATAACAACGTTATCGGCTCGTTATCCCATCGTTGTTTAAATTCAATACGTTCTCCACCAACCATTGGTAAATCGGGTAACGCTGTAAAATAATTTGGTTCAAAAAAATCACCTGATACATGAGAAATATTAGTATTAAAATACCGATCGTTATACTTAACATATCTATCTTTTAAATAATATTGGTTAGATGTCCATACTGAATATGCTGCAGATACCCCGCCAATTGTTACATACGATCCACTTACTGAACTAGTATAATATTTAAAATATGGTTGTGTAGTGCTATATCCTTTTATTTCAAATCCGCCCTCAATTTTTGTAATAATTACACCACTATATACTATTGCTTCTATAGGCGATGATGTATTCAATACTACTTTATAATCTTCTTGAGGAATAAAAATACTTCCGGTAGACGACGGCGATCTTGATTCAAGTAATAACTTAAATTTCTCTTTACTTGTAAATCCGCTAACTCGGTAACATAACTTTGGAGTTAATGTTAATAAGTCTGTTTTATACTGGTTATATTTGGTAGCAGTAGTACAATCAATATAGTTAATTAAAAAATTAACAAGGCCAGCGGTTTGAACACGAGTTACACTTGAATAGATGCTTGGAACTTTAATATCTGCTAATCGAATTCGTACACCTGTATCAGTATACACTAATTGATTAGTTAAATTTCGTTTAATTCTTGATCTGTCAAATAATGTTCCAATTGTTTTAGTAGGTGCAAGTAACACTGCAGTTTTTATTAAACTAAATGGATAGAACGAGCTACGACGCCACGCTGCTTCAACTGGCGATATATCACCAAATTTAAAATCGCCTTGCACCGGTTCTATAATTCTGCCAGTTACTATATTCGTTGTTTGAGGACTAACTAATTCTCCATTTTCGTTAACCGGTATATAATCTAACAAAAATGGTTTAGCAAATTTTTCTAAAATTTGAATATTTGTATTTGGTTCTTTTATAACGCCTTTACTGATGTCTTCCCACATTACTAAGTTATTATTAGTATACGGTGCTGGGCCATAAACTTCAACCCACCATTTAGGTTCTTCACTAAATCCTAGCATTTCCCATGGGCAAATATGCGGACGGTCAGTCCCGTACATCCATTGATAAATTCCTCTCCAAAATCCAGGCACAGTCCGATCATCTATTGCAGAATGATTACTGTAATTGTAAAGGAAAGAATTGTGTTCGTCTTGCGATAATATAGTTGAAAAATCTTGCTTTATTGTAACTGCCCAATGATAGTAACTAGATAATAATACCTGATTAAATTCTTCTAAGCTATAATCGCTGCTACGACTAAACCCAGGAATAAAATCATAGATATCAAAAATTTTAGAATCGTATTTTACTTTAATGTTGTTATAGATTCGTTTTTCTAATTCTAACAACAGTTCATCTCGATAATCTAACACTAATTTCTGTGAAATCTCATCATAATAACCGTAAATTAGCGTTAAGCTACCGTCATGCCCTTGTAACATCCAACGAGGAGTTGATAACGTAGTATCTTTAAATATTTTTGGAGTATACTTTGGCCAGCACCCTAATTTAGTAGGTGTTTCTGGTATTAAACATCCGTCAGTGCTACTATATTCATACACTGAAATCTCATCATTAACTTTTAATTCAATAGATAACTCAACAAATCCTTGAGTGTTAAACGTGTAATCGATTGAGTGCAACAATTGCACATCATTATAATAAACTAATACTGCTTTAGTTGATAATTCGTCTAACGTAAATACAGATGATAATGAGAATATGTTAATAGAAGGATCACGTACAATAAAATCTTCTCTAGTATACGACCCATATGGAATCATATCACTAAAATAATATGGTGATGAACTAGCAACATCTGAGTTTAATTCATTTAATACTAAATCTACATGATCTTTAGTATCAGCGTTTACACCTAATGATGATGCAACTACCATAAAAGACCGTTTAAACTTGTTATAGTCATCTCTACATTGTTCAATTGCTCTAATAATGTTATTATTAGACGTAATATGATACATTGACAAGCTCATTGGGCAGCTATGCTGAACAAATTTTGTTCCAAATTGGGTAACTTTTCCTAAATCTCGTAAATTACTAACACCGGGATATTCTCCTGCAAACTGATAGTTGTTTTGACCTAAGTAAATGTTATCAACAATACTATCAACATGATCAATTACTTCACCTAACGTAAATTCAGTTAATACACCGTTTAATGGATTATTTTGTAAACTAATTGGAACTTCATAATGGCCAAACTCGTTTATAGGTATTGAAGAAAATACCTTAATAGTAATTACATCAGTTAATTTGAGCGGAGTATCAAATACAATTTGGTGAAATGGTAATGAAGCAATTTTATTTAATGGAGTAGTAGCAGTTGATTGAATTGACCAGTTTCCTGTTTTAGGAATTCTTTGTCCATTTACATAAACTCTTACTTCAATTGCAGACAGTGCAGGCAGCGAATTAAAAATATCAATATCAAAATTGTTTGTTTTATTAGAGTTACGATAAACTCGTACAGCCGGTTGTGTGTTTTTGCGTTCACAAGTTAACCAACCGTTTACATAGGTAGTGGTATTATCTGTTACTACTAAAAATCCAGTGTCAATCTTTTTAGTTTGTGTAATGTTTGATGTTTCATATCGGAAAGTATCATTAATCAAAGTAAAATTAAATACAATATCACCAATGTTGTTAATATTTTTGTAAGATAATGGAAATCCTAACTTAGAATCGTTAGTACCGGTACCTACTTTATACGAAAATAAACTAGTACCGTTAAATGTTGATCCGCTATAGTAATCAATGTCTCCAAAACTAATTCCGTTTTCGTCAACTACATCAAATAACGGTGGCTGATTTACTGTTAATTTTTGTTGTGCTTTAATCCAAGTAGTTCCATTAAACCAATACATAAGTCCTTGGGATACGTTACCATCTTTAACTAACACAACTTGATTTTCAACAGGTGTTGTTTCTAATACTAATCGAATTTGACGACTAGCTGCGCCAGTGCCGTCTACTTCGTGCAACACATCTATGAATTCTACTCGATATATGTTATTAGTTACTAACGGATCAGTGTCTGCAGTAAACACAATTCGCTGTCCTGTAGTAACAGGAATCCCGTCAATTGTATACTTAAACGATCCTTCGATTTTTGAAAAAACATCAGTTGTAAATCTATCAATTAAATCAACGTCAGTAGTTGCAGTTGTACCAAAATTAAACAATTTTAAATTCTTTTCAAATTCAATAATTGGTCTAACTGCACGATACGATTGATTAAAATTTGCAGATACTTTATTGTAGTTTGCACTTTTTTCAATTACATCTTTATGAACCCATTTGTTGTATCGGCTCCATGGATTTTTATCATCACTACTACGATCAATTACAATATAATCAATATTTGATGCATATGATCTAGCATTACTAAACGGAGATGAGTCAAACGGATTAACTTCAAACAGCATTGATTCCGATGTTGTATATGTAGAAATAATTTCTAAGTCAGCATCTGCAGTTAACACTATCGATTTTCCAACTCCGCTAACATGAAAATTTCCAATAGAGTATTTTTCAGGTACAACTTCACCGTCAAAAGCCACACACATTCCATTACTTAACACTGTACCGTCTGATAATGTATAAGTTTTTTTACCTAAAATTTCCATTTCAACATTAATGTAGCTATGATCTCTAATATCTAAAATGCTAATTACACCACCTGCATTAATATTATTTTCACTTACATAATATAACATATCAGGTGAATTAAAAGGAATTTCAATTGATAAAATTCCAGTAGTTATGCCGTTATTAGTTACTTTATTATATCGATTTGCTGACCCAACACCTCTAGTTGTTTTAATACTAAACACATCATTTGGTGTATTAACTTCAAAATGGTAAGTGCAACCTCTATATAATGTAATTGTTGGGTTGCGAGTTAAGCCGTCAGGTGTAATAACAAATGCGCTGTTTGCACCAGTTACTTCAACTTCAACAGTAAATGTACTCTCAACCGGTAATACTGAATTACTAATGTTAATAACATCTGGACCATTCGGTAACCAATAATAATCTTGAAAATTTACAAATTTATCCCAATTAATGTGAGGATCCCAACTATATGTCTCTTGAGCATTTAGTCTAGAATGGTTAGACGCTTCTGCACTAAACACCTTTAACTGATTTATGTAATCTAAATAATCTTTTAAATATACCGTGTTCCCCATTTCATCATCAATAGTTAAACCGGGCTCTAATTGATAATCTTGACGATTTCTAGTAGGTGCATTAATAAAAATGTCAGCAGAAGTAGTTGATTTTGCACTCAATCTACCTATATATCCATTAACTTTTTTTACAGTACCAGGTTGTGTTAACTGGTTTATAGTTGAATGCAAAAATTTCTTATTTGAATCCGATCTATAAAAATTAGGTAAAAAATTTGCAGTGTTATTGCTGTCACTTGTATCTAGCGATGAATTTCTAGGTATGTTTGTGTCGTTAGCCATTAAATACTCCCATATGATGAGCTTGATATAGTTTGTCTATTGTTTGTATTATCTAATGTTAATACATTTGATGTTTTAATATTACTTGCAGTGATTCCAGAAATTATCTCAATATCGTTAACAGTTGCACTACTAATTAAAATTTGGTCACTTGATGATTTAATTTCGTACAAACTACCAAAATTAAGCCCTTGTTTACGAGGTACTATTACAAAATTTGAAATATACGGTGTAACTTCATTCATTACATACGTTGCTAGCTCTGTGAAGAAGAATGTATCTCCAAAATCCCAATTATCTAAACTAAAGAATGTGTTAATTGCAGTAATTACACGCGACTTAACATCGTTGTCTGATACTACTAACCCTGGTGTTTTTGTAATTTTAAATATTGCTTGCAATTCTGGTTCTGCAGATTCACCAAACAACATTTTATAGCTCACTGAATGATATATTACTTCATCTGATATCGATTTAATTAAATTTAAAGACGGAGCAACTGTATTATACAATTCAGCCGAGCTCGGAGGCAGTGGCTTAGTTAATATTGCACCGTTAACCCATTGTCTAAATGCAGTATCGTATCCTTTAGTTAAAATAAACACATCAATAATATTGCTAACACCTGGATCTATTCTTGATTCATAGTTAGCATGATGCACATATTGAAATTTCAACTTGTTGCGACCTTCAAAAATTTTATAATCAGTAGTTAATTCTAAATTAGTAGACGTTGTTGCTTTTTTAATTACTTTAGCAGTTGGAAAATAATAATATTCACCCGGAGTTCCAGTAGATACTTCATCAGATTCTAAAATTGTAACTTTTGAATCATTAGCAGTATATCTGTAATCTTCTTGACCAGACGAAATATAATATTTTTCTTGTAACACATACGGATTAGTTATGTCTATAATACTAGAAAATAGTTCAGGGTCATCAACGATACCGTTATCATCTGCATCTGCAAACGACACTACTATTTTTTTAGTATCAACATACCCATCTAACCCAATGTACTCCGAAACAATGTCCCATTTAAAATCAGTAGTATACGCAAACGTGTTGTTTGGCTGATTGTTTATACTTAACACATTAATTTGATCTCTAATTAACGAACTTGAATTAGTATTAATTACGTTATCAGCTCTATCAAAATAAAATCTAATTTGGCTATCACTTTCAAAAATATAACGAATGTTTCGACTAGTAATTGTATAAAATTCATTGTTTGTAGTAAACAATAACATCCAACTAGAATCAACGTGCTTGTTTGTGTTATCTGCTTGACTAATTAAACTAAAACTGTCTTTTAAATTTAAATTTAATTCGTAAATAATGTTCCACGATTGTGTTGCTACACTATAACTTAACCCAAACATTTTATTCTCTGATATTAAATCAATCATTGATGCAATAACGTTTGCATCTAATGATGTACGGAATTTAGGAATAATTTGAACAATAAGTGCACCTGATGGAATATCAACATTTAATGTAATTGGTCCAATTCCGTCAATAACTATACTTCCATTTGCTGTAATTGATTTTACTGATGCCCAAATTGTTGCAACTGCTCCAGGAATAGCATTAATTGTATCAGTTCCACTAAGATCAGTTAATTTATTTTGATTTTTTGTATCGAAATATTTTCCTGCTGGACTCATAAATTTAATTAATGAACCTAATTTAACATATCCTAATTCTAATGAATCGTCAGCCGCTGCTGCTACTCCTACACTTAGAATGGCAGTTGACGGATTAGATGCAGCTTTTGAATAAAAATATCCAGTAGACGAAACAGTTTCAGATGTTTGATTAAACCAAGCTACATTTAACGTACTTCCTAACTTTGAGTTTTCTGTGTATCTTAAATGATAAAAATTTCTCAAATCTGTACTTTTTAATATATCGCCAACAGTATTGTATATTATGCTTTCAATTTCAGTTCGAGTATTGTAAGAAAATTTAATGTTTGATTCGTAATCTTCTTTATACAGGACACCGTCGTCAGCAAATAAATTAGTTGAACTATATTTTCCAGTAGGATCTACTAAATCAAAATATCTGCTAATACCACTTGATGCACGATTAATTGCTTTTACTTTTAACACTTGTTGACTTACACTTAACGGGCAAATATTGTAATCTTCACCAGTGATCATTCTATTTTGTGTATAGTAAGTTGCTGGTGCATTTGCTTTAATGCTAACATTTGATTCGGTTGTTTCTGCATTAGTAACAGATGTTGCAAGGCTTAACGTTAAAATTAAACTTTCTTGTTGATTAGTATGAGACAAATACGGTACTGTAATTGTTACATTACGAATATCTTTAGAATTAATAAAATACGATAAGCCATTACTAACCCGATAGTACAAATTAAATGTTCCATATGGTAAATTACCAAATGTACCATCACTAAATGTTAAGTTAATTGCATCATTAGTTTTAGTTGTAACTCCAAATATATTTTTAATACTTTTGTTAATACTATTATAAATGATATTATTACCTTCAAGATTAGGTACTTGTACCCATTCTTCAGTTTCATTGCCATCTTTATCTAATTTATACAACCAAACATCAGTATTGTTAACGTTACTCGAACCAACTTCGACAATCTCGTTTTTTCTTGGTTGGGTAATTGTAAATTGATTAGATGCTAACGTACCTTGTGTAAAATTCAAAAAGAATCCAGTACCTGCGCTGCCATGTCCGTGTCCGTCGTTTCTAAAAATGCACGACATTTTTCTTCCAAGTTTAGGTGGTTCTTCATAAATGTAATCTTGTCCCGTAAACGTTGTGCTAGTTACTTCAAATCCCATCATACGTCCAGCAACAGTTTTTGTAAATGAATAAATCGGTACATCAGTGTTAGTACTGTTTAATGTATACTGATCAGTCGGAATACCGTATATTGTACCGCTATTTGACGGGTTACCAAACTGCTGTGTAGTTGGCATTGCTGCGTTTAGCACTTTAATAAACTGATCGTACCAATTCGAGTTAGACGAATCATTCCATGTAACATTTTGACCTGATAAATTTCTACCATTACTGTCGTACACGTTTTCGGATGTTTGAATCATTGAAAATTTCAATATTCCTTGTGCAGCAACAGACCGTTTTGCATTGTAACTTACTAATTTTGCTAATCGTAATACGCTATCACGTCTTTCAGCTAATTCTAAAAAGTTTTCCCTAGCATTTAAATCTACACGAAATGCTATGCTTTGGCCTAAAAACGCAATTACATCGATTAGTGCTAGATACTCCGAGCTTTCAATATAATCGTTAAAATCTTCAGGGTAGTTTTGTCTAATATAATCAACCATTGTACGTCGTAAATTTTCAAAATCGTAACTTTGAAAATCTGCACTTCTAAAAGATTGATATATTTTCTTCCAATCTTCAGCTACTAATAATCTGTTTTGTCTGTCAGTTGCACTCATGATGTTGTCCTAATAATGGTATTTATTGATTAAAATTAACTGCGTAGTTATTAAGCTATCAAGCCATTTGCTTGATCAAACCGCATTTTTATCTGCTCAATAATGTTATACGGTCTGTATTTTAACGAGAATTCAATTTGAATGCCGCTTTCATACGTTCCAATTGATGTGTTATTAATCTCTACCCTTGGATCATAATTAATAATGCGATTAACATCTTGCAAAATAATAGCTTTTACTTGGTCAGTCATTGGTTCAAATAAAATATCCCAAATGATTGTCCCAAATGTAGGTTGCATTAGTCGTTCACCTTGTCTAACATGAAAATGATTTGTAATATCCTGTTTAATCAATTCAAAATCATATAAAGTAAAATGATCTGCAGAACTGTTAATTGTACTAAACCCAACATATGTTTTAGGAGGTACAATATCAATTGCATTTTGAACAGCAGGAAGTGATAGTCGTTGGTATAAATTTTCGCTCATTGTGATGATCCTTTTATTTTCTGAAATGTATCAGTTGATGTTGTGTATTTTTTAAACCAGTCTATTCCAGTATCCGGATCTTCGACTGATTGTTTTAAATCGTCAGATACCGTAGTACCAAGTGTTCGATTTTCGGGATCCGCAGCATCGGCTTTTGCTGGGTAATCCCTATAAGTTTTTTCAGGAATAAACGCCTGCGGATTTAGATTTTCATGGTGTGCATACGGTTCAGCAGTTGGTACACGACGCATAATTGACACCAATGTTTCTTTACTATTTTTTGGTAAGGTATGAGGTGCCATGGGTGCAGCTGCAACTGGTTTAGCTTTTCCGGAATTTAAATGTATTTGCCCGCCATCTATATTTGTATTAGCTGCTTTAACATTAAAATCCTCAGTAATAATAAAATCTAATCCTTTTCCAATTGTAATATTACCAGTTTTAGTTGCTCTAATAGTAAAATTTTCAACAGTTTCAATTTTTGTTTCTTTTAATGATTTAATGTTAATATTACCGCCTGCTTGAAAATTAATATCCCTATCGGCATGGAAATTAAAATCTTGTTCAGTATGAAAACTAATACTATCTTTAGCATATACATCAATCTTTCCATTTGATGTCATTTCAATCCATGAATTGCCACTACCGTGCGAAATGTATATTAAATCTTCACTATTATGAAATACGATTTGATGTCCAGTTCTTGTTCTAATTCTAACTAATTCGTTATGCGGTATCTTATGTCCCATTTCGCCAAGCTCGGGTTTGCCGTCTGCTTGTTCAACTGCTACATACTCTGGTCCTGCGTCTGATGGTGATTTCTTTCTAACAAATTTATCGTCACCGTCGTCCATTACAAATGTCGATCCGCCTTTTCTACTAACTGGAATGTTAACTACATGATCCGATTTTCCTACATTTCCTTTTTTTGGACCATCAGGAGTGTGTCCATCCTTGTCGATCGGTCCAGGTGTAGAAATACCAAATACTGCACTTGGAGTTTCTCTTCTTGCACTGCTAGTAGTTGTTCCTCGAATATCATCGCGATCTAACCCGTTAACTATAAGCACTTTAGCAAATGGGTGTGTAGGTTTCTTGTTTTGAGTAGTATCACCTGTTGAGTCGTTTGCTTGTTTATTAAACTCTGCAACTGGCAGTCTAGTATCAGTTAATTGAGTATCTGGGTCATCTCGAGATGTTAGAAATTTATCATCGTCGGCGTTAATTGCTTGAGAGGTTCCTGCCATTCCAGGTACCATAAAATTCATATGTTCGTCTTGCACACACCCGATCCAATAACCTCGTTTTGGATCACCATCAATAAAAATTATAATAACAGTAGTACCCGGATCCGGTGGTATCATCCACATTCCGTAACTTTTTTGTGTATCATCAAAGGTTTGTTGATCTTTATCATCGTCTTTAGGTTTTTTTGTATATACAAAATCAGTAGATCCGTAAAACGGCGACATATATTTTACTTGATGCAACTGGCCGCCATGCGGCGCGCCATCGGCATCGTGTTGTGCACCTGAAGTTCGTAAAATTTCAACTTCTAATCCTCCCATGTAGTTTGGATCCATGTGCCCAACTACTTTAGCTAAAAACGGGCCTGGGGATGCTGCTGGTTGTGATTTACTCGATGTTTCTACGTTAGTTGGTCCGGCCATTAAAAGCCTCCTGTAATCTTTTTAAGTGCTTTCATACCGTTCTTTGTAAAGTCTGACATACTAAACGACGACTCGTCTGTTGCTGCTGATTCTTGCATAGTTGCTCGACTTCCTGTTAATGTTTGTTCAAACATACCTTTAGTAAATGTACTAACTACTTGTCGAACTGTATAAATTCCACTAAATTGTAGCAACGGAGATGTTGGAAACATTCCATCAAATTTATATGTACCTGTAGTTTGATCAAGATCCACTGGTACCCTAAAGTTAACTATAATATTAACTTCTCCCATTTGATAATTTACAGTACCATCTTTATTTAAATTTGGATATTGAGTTGGTTTTGATGTATAATTACCAAATCCACTATGATGCAAAAACATAGGATCACCTATAATTTTCATATTCAAATCAATCATTTCACCGCCTTTAGTAATTGCATCATGGAATAACTTAGCAGCCCGTGTTCCTGCAGTTTCTGTTCCGCCGCCGCCGTGTTTATCAGTTTGCATAAAAGTTGCAATGTATGAAGTCGACGTTGGATTAGTTCCTTTTTCTGGTGGGTTACCTAAAACTGCTACTGTATTAACATCTTTTTCTTTAGTAGTTGCGCCTTGTTGTGCGGCATTTTTTATATCTTGTGAGCCTTTTGAATAATCAGCTGCCATCATTGCACTAAACGTACTTTCTAGCTTGATTTCAAAATTAACTACATCAACGTTTTTACCAGTGTAAATGTAGTTGTACTCTTTTATAATATTTGATGTTAACAAATCAAAACCTGGTGGTTTTTGCCCTGGTGCAACAATACCTGAACTTGCATGTGCATTATATGGTATTACACGATACACAATGATTTTAGGTTTTGTTCCAGTAAGTGGATAATTTGCCTCAGTAGAAATATTATACACTTGGATATCTATCTTCCACCATTTCTTATAACCTGATGGTGATGTACCTTCTGGTTTAAGAGATTCTGTTGGGAATGTACTCTGCAATAATACCTGGTTAATAGCATTTGGAATATCAGAATCTTGTCTAAACTTAAAATCACATTCAGTTGGTTTAGGTGTGTTATTTGCACGAACATACGCCATCTTATCTGCATCATATATTTTATTTTCTTTTCCATACGACGGATCGGGCGTTTTTTCAGTACCAAAACCTAACGATGCTTTACCAATAATATTACAATCTTCAGGTTTTTGAACATGCATGTGATCATAAACTTTACTAGTGGATACTCCTAACTTTTCAAATAACGTACTAGCAGATGCGCTGCCAGTAGTTGCACTAGAGTTACTATCAGAACTAGTATCAGATGCAATTTCTTTTGGAAACAATATTACAATTTCATCTGGTACTTCTACAATCTTGTCAGCTTTAAATTGTTGTAATCTCTTGTTCCATACTGCTTGCAAACTATTTTCACCGGTTTGTAAAATTTCTTGGACAGTAGTTCCTTTAATAGACATATCAGTTTTTAACTTAGCATGTTTATCTGCTAATCCAATATCGTTCCATACGTATGCTGAAACATTATAATGCGAACCGGTTGTATCAACTTTCATACTAATATTTTGAAACTTAAACGGTATAAATCTAGTTGCAGATGGTATCGGTAACATGGTTCCAGTTTCTACGTTTCCACGAAATTCAATAGTTAATAAAAACGGAGCCTCATTCCAGTTGCGATGGTCTGCGTCCCATGCTGCTTGTTGACATGCCATTGTAAACAACCCCATACTAAATGGTTCGTAAATCTCAAATGACACATTAGTCGATGTGGTGTTATTTCCTTGTATAAATCCGACATTTCCTTCGACTTTTAAATTATCAATAAAATAATCAAACTTTCCGTAGTCTAGTTTTACTCGATTATCAGGATCTGCATTTGCAGATTTACAAATAATTTGTGGAGGAGATCCGTATCTGTCACCCGGTTGCAATGTTTTATTTTTAAAATAAGAATTGTCTGGGTCTTCAATATCCTTATCATGTAGTACACTTATGGTTAAAATATAATCATAAGTCGCATAATTATGAAGTATATTCGGTATTGGTAGTGAGATTTTAGGTATTTCTTCAAAATCTAATCCAATATCTGATGCAAATTCTTTTATGCTAGTTGCAATAATTTTTGAGGTATCTTCAACAAATGTAGTTGCCGAATTTAATAATGACATGTTATATTCCTAATGAAACTTTTAATTTACTATACTGTGGTATATATATTTTTGCCCCAGGAACAAAATCAAAGATCGGATCTTGAATTACATTTAAATTTCGTTGAGTAAACACCCACCACAACCCAGCATCACCGTATAAATCGTATGCTAATAAATCTGGACGATGCTTGTATTGCGCTTCAATTATATACAGAAAATCTGAAACTTCTGCAGCAACTGGCCTAATTCTCATTACATCTAAGTAACCTTGTGTAACTGGTGTGTTAAACCATGGACTTACTTTACTATATTTCGCTGTCATTATACATACCCAAAACTGTTATTAAGATATGCGCCTGCAACAAAGTTATCTAAACTAAATTTACGAGCACTTGTTCTACTATATGCAGGTACTACAGTTACAGAGAATGTACTTCTTGTAGGTACATGTGCAATACCTCCAGACGATGTGCCGCCTACTCCTAATGAATTTGCTAGTGTAGCAACTGAACTAACTGCATCTGCAACATCAGTTAACGCATCAAAGCCAAGTGCTCCACCGACTGCGCCTGCTGCACCTGCAATTGCACCAATTACTCCCATCATACTAGTATCAGTTTTAACTGGAATGTAATCACATTCTGCAGTTAAACTTGTACCAAATGATTTAACTATAACTGGAACATTATTAAATACGTAACTTCCATATCCGTTTAACATAACTACCGGTGGCGGATTTCCTGCTTTAGGATCATATCCTGAAAACATTTTAGTTACTGATCTAAAATAATGCAACGCTGCAATCCAATACAATGCTTGTGCTTCATCTTCAACATTCATTGGAGCAGTTATACTAATTTCACCCGGTTCACTATGTTGATATGTTTGAAACGCAAAATTTGAATGTAACGGCGACATCTTTTGATATGATGCAGAACTTGCAATGTTAATAGTTGGCGTATACGGAAATATCATACCTCCTGCATCATGCAACGGTTTTAGAACTGGGCTACCTCTAAAACTCGGCCATGTTGGCAATGACAGCCGAACTCGCCAATCATCAATCATCATATCCTCAATTACTGCAACTGCGCTCATTAGATCACCAGCAACTTCGCCTGCTCTAGGTAACGAAAATGATCGCCGGCCACTTAAAAACTCTAATGCATTTCCTGCTGCGCCAATGCCTGCACCTGCGGCTGCGCCTAAACCTGAAATTGACATAATTATACTCCTTTTATTGTATTATTTATTTGACTTTATTAAGTGCAGAGTTTATAATATACGTGTAAATGGAGATACGAACAATGCTTACACCAAAAGTAAATTACCTAAATAACAAAGATATGCTACTAGAAATACATAGATCAAAAAGCTCTTATTGTGTTTTTACAGACCCGGCATATCATCAATACGATATTATTTTACCTAGTTTAGATAAAATAAACATTCGAACTGTCGCTGACGCAAAACGGAATCAAGCAAAGCGATTAGGAGATCAAAATTATGCTTTTCGAAAAAGCGAAGGCGAAAAAATTAAACAAGCCGAATGTGAAATCAATTATAAAACAATTCCTAAAGAAGGTTTAGTATTTAGAATTATGTCTTATGACCATATTCCACTTAACGCAACTAGAAAGAAAAACCCAAAAACAGAAGCAGACAAAAGAGAAAAAGTAAACTTTCCGCCGTTTCAACATTATAAATTTATAGACAACGAACTAGTATGTGTAGGTAAAAGCCATTGGAAAGGCGACTTAGAAACTGGACATTTTGATAAAAATGCAGGACAAATTACTGATACACTAGCTCGTATGATGATTAAATTATGTGAACGTTATGCTACTAGAGGTAACGTTAGAGGTTACACATACAACGATGAAATGCGTGGACAAGCAATATTACAATTAACACAGATTGGATTACAATTTGATGAATCTAAATCAGATAACCCGTTTGCTTATTTCACAGCAGCAGTTACTAATAGTTTTGTTCGAGTTATTAATATTGAAAAACGAAATCAAAATATTAGAGATGATATTTTAGAAATGAACGGAATGAATCCATCGTACACTAGAACAGGATCTGAGGAATATGAAAACGCAATGCGACGATCAGACGAATACGAGTAACACGTTACCATTATCACACCCGGTAGTTGAATACGCATATCAACATTTAGTACAATCGCTACCGAGTACTTACAATCGCAACCAAATAGAAAAACTTTACGAAGAAAAATATAACTGTAAACTAACCTGGCATGATAACCTTGGAATAAGTGGAACAGTTACATTTAACAGAGATAAAGACTTAACTTGGTTCTTATTACAACACAGCGAATTATGAAATAATGAATAATTTATTTAAAAAAGCAGCAGTATTTACAGATATACATTTTGGTCTAAAGTCAAACAGCAGTGTTCACAATCAAGATTGTGAAGAATTTGTAGATTGGTACATCGATAAAGCTAAAGAAGAAGGATGTGATGTTGGTATCTTTATGGGAGATTGGCATCACAATCGCAACAGTTTAAACATTACAACAATGGATTACAGCCTAAGAGCGTTAGAAAAATTAGGTCAAGCATTTGATGAATTTTACTTTTTTCCTGGTAATCACGACCTTTATTATAAAGACAAACGTGATATACACAGCGTTGAATTTGGCAAATATATCCCCGGAATTACAGTAGTTCACCATCCGACTACCATCGGAAATGTTACATTATGCCCGTGGTTAGTACACGATGAATGGAAAGAAATTGGTAAGAAAGGTGCAAAATATATCTTTGGACACTTTGAATTACCTCACTTTTTTATGAACGCAATGGTCCAGATGCCCGATCACGGTGAAATTAGTTTAGACTCTTTTAGCAGTTATGAACTAGGATTTAGTGGACATTTTCACAAAAGACAACAACGTGAAAACATGCATTATATTGGAAATGCCTTTCCACATAACTATGCAGATGCATGGGATGATGCAAGAGGTATGATGGTTTTAGAATGGGGCGGACAACCAGAATTCTTTACTTGGCCAAATCAACCTACATTTAGAACTGTTAAATTAAGTCAACTTATTGACGAATCTGATAAGATTTTAAAGCCAAATCAGCACTTAAGAGTTTCATTAGACATTGATATTAGCTTTGAAGAAGCTAGCTTTATTAAAGAAAAGTTTATTGGAGATTACAAATTAAGAGAACTTAAAGTAATTGAAGAACGTAAATCAATAGACGTAACAAGCAACGTAGACATTGAAGCATTTGAAAGTATAGACGAAATTGTAGCAACACAAATTGTAAACATCGATTCAGAAACTTATAACAAAAACACATTATTATCAATCTATAGCAACCTATGAAGATATCTTTAATTTTATAAATATTGTTATGTTAGCAACGCACAACGTTATAGGAAACATCACAATGCATAAACAAGTAGAAAAATATATTAATAGAAAATCATTTCAAAAAAAAGTAAAACATGTTAATAATGAAATTATCAACTCATTAGATGACGTTATTAGTTACTTTGGAACTAACGTGTTTAACAGAAACAAATCTGTATTTTCACAACATATTATTGAAAATACAATACCCGCTATGATTGAACACGGAGTTACTAATTTAACTGCTAATTTAATTAAGTTAGAACAAGTAACAAAGAATACGTTAGACCATTATAAATTAATTTATAATAATGACGCTGAAGAAATTTACAATATAAAAGTTGAAAAAGGATTACAAACTGAAAATAATTTTATTTCTCGATACGGTGCAATGGAAGGTAAAGAGAAATGGAGTTTGTATTCAAAAAATAAAAGTAGACAAAATACGTTAATAGGTTATCAAGAACGATACGGTGCTACACTAGGAGAACAAAAATTTAATGAGTATAGCAATCGGCAACGTTACACTAATTCAATAGAATACTACTTTGAAACATACGGTGACGATTTAGGAGAAAAAATGTATTTACAACGATACCCTGCATATGAATACGGAGACAGCTATCGTGACTATAAAAATGCAGTGTATCGAATGAGTCAAAAAATATACGATGAAAACAAAGCTAATATAAATCCAGAAAATTATCCTAGAACTAGAATGGGAGTACAAGATGGTTGGCAGTTAGACCATATAAAACCAGTAATTGAATGTTTTAAAGAGGGTATATCAATTGAAGACGCTTCTAATATTAGCAATTTAAGAATGTTACCATGGAAAGAAAATCTAATGAGAAATTTTAAATGAAAATTAAAACCTTAGTTGTAAAGAATTTTATGAGTGTTGGCAATCAATCGCAAGCTGTAGACTTTGAGAAAGAAAACCTAACACTTGTATTAGGAGAAAACTTAGATCAAGGCGGGGACGACTCTGGATCTAGAAATGGTACAGGCAAGACTACTATCGTAAACGCATTGAGTTATGCGCTTTACGGTACTGCTCTTACTAACATTAAAAAAGACAATTTAATCAATAAAATTAATAATAAGAATATGCTAGTTACACTATCTTTTGAAAAGGACGGTAACACGTATCGCATCGAACGTGGACGAAAACCAACTGTTCTTAAGTTCTTTGTTAACGAAGAATCACAAGTGTTAGCAGATGATGCACAAGGTGATATGAGAGAAACACAAAAAGACTTGCATCACTTGTTTGGTATGAGTCATGATATGTTCAAACATATTGTTGCATTAAACACTTACACAGAACCATTCTTGTCAATGAGAGCAAATGATCAAAGAGAGATCATTGAGCAACTGTTAGGTATTACACTACTAAGTGAAAAAGCTGAAACACTTAAAGAACAAGTTAGGCAAACTAAAGATACAATCTTGCAAGAAACTGCTAACATTGAAGCTGCTAAAAAGTCAAATGAGCGTATTCAACAAAGCATTGATACCTTATTATTAAGACAAAAAGCGTGGTATAATCAACAAGAAACTGATCTTGAAAAACTTGCTCGTGCTATTGTAGAAATGGAAAGTGTAGACATTGAAGCTGAAATTACTAACCACTCATTACTAAAAGATTACTTAGAGCAACGTGCAAAACTAGCAAGTCTTAACAAAGAAAAAGCAACTTTAGAGTCAGCATCAAATCAAGCTACTAAAACTAGAGACAAGTATGTTAAAGAAATTGAAGCACTCGATAATAAAAAATGTCATGCTTGTGAACAAGAATTACATGATCACAAACACACAGAGTTACTTGAAACTGCAGAACATCACTTAATTGAAGCACAAAAATATTTTGATAAAGTATCATCTGATTACAATAAAATATGCAATGAGCTAGCTAATATTACAGTTATTGAAACTAGACCAGATACATATTACGAAACACTTGAGCAAGCATTAAAACATCAAACTAACTTTAAATCGTTAGAACAACAGTTGGAAATTAAAGCAGTTGACACTGACCCATATCAAGAACAAATTGACGAAATGCGCAATGCTGCACTACAAGAGATTAGCTGGGATAAGATTAACGAAGCAAATGCACTTAAAGATCATCAGGAGTTTTTGCTCAAACTGCTCACAAATAAAGACAGTTTT